CTGTAGGTACTTACGAAGCTGTTACTAATGCTCAACAATCTATTGTACAATCATCTCATATTACAGAAGCTTATTTTTATAAGCATAATAAGTTATGGGAAAATGTACTTAACTCATTAGTAGAGTGTGCACAAGAAGCATGGAAAAACTCTAGAGTTACTAAACAGTTTGTATTAGATGATTTAAGTAGACATGTACTAGACTTTAATGGTTCTGAATTAAAGAATTCTGATTTTGCAATATTTGTAAGCGATAATGTTAATGACACTGAGCTATTAAATACTCTTAAACAAATGGCATTACCTATCCTTCAAAATCAAGGTAAGATTACTGATATCGTTAAGATCTACAAGTCATTATCATCTTCAGAACTTGAAAGAGAGTTTATGCAAGAAGAGAAAGATAGAGAACGTAAAGAACAACAAGCTCTACAAGCTCAGCAACAAGCACAACAACAACAAATCCAAGCTCAAGCAGAAGCTGTAGATAAACAGATGAAGCATGAATGGGATATGCAAACTCGTGAGTTAGAGAACGATATTTTAGGTAAAGAGATAGATGTGTTCAAATTCCAAACAGATATGGATTTGAATAATGATGGTGTTCCAGATCCTCTTCAAATTGAAAAGTTAAAAGCTGATAGAGAATTTAAAACTAAAAAGCTTGAACAAGAGATGAAGCAACATAAAGATAAAATGGAGCTTGAAAATAAGAAATTAAAACAAAAACCTAAAACTACTAAAAAATAAGCTATAATTTTAGCTTTAATTAAAATTGAATAAGTTTCACAATTATAAAAATAACGTAATAAATTTGCAGCGAAAATGGAATACACACCAAGTTTAGAAGATTTTCTACAATGGGAAGACAACGATGATACTGTTGTTGTAGAAGGAGCAGACCCTACTATTGAAGAAAATAATGAAGATGTAACCGAAGAGGCTACAGAGACAGAAGATACTGTACAAGAAGAAAGTACTACAACTACAGAGGAAAATACTACTGAAGAGCAACCTAGTACTGAAGAGAGTGAAGGAGAAGAGCCTTCACAGATAAGTATGGTATTTGATGTAATGAGTAAATCAGGAATTCTCAATTTACCTGATGATTTTAAGTTTGATGGCTCTGTAGAAAAATTAGCAGAAGCATTAGAACTTACTGAGCAAAATATGCAAATAAAAGTAGCTCAGAATTTATGGGAAAGATTACCAGAAAATTTTAGAACTCTATTAGAGTATGGATTATCTGGTGGTACAGACATTAATAGTTTTAAGGAAGTAGTAAATAATCAAGTAGATCTTAGCAAAGTTAATCTAGAAAAAGAAGAAGATCAAAGAGCTATTGTTGAGGCATACTTAAAGAAAACTACCAAACTAACTCAAGATAAAATTAATAAAAGAGTAAGGGTTTTATACGAATCTGATCTATTGGAAGATGAAGCATCTGAGAATCTAAAAGAACTTCAAGCTATTCAAGAAGAAGAAAAGAAAAACCTAGTTCAACAAGAGTTAGAAAGAAAGAAACTAGAACAAGAAGAAATAGAGAGAGCCTATACTGTTTTTTCTGATGTTACATCTAAGTTAGATGTTAATGAAGAAAGGAAAAAACAAATTATGAAAGCTGTATGGGAAACCTCTAACAAATACGATGGTAAAAATAAAATATCATACGTAGAACATATAGACGAACAAATAAGAAACAATCCAGAACATTTTGCACAATTAGTAAACATTTATTTAGATTACGATCCTAAAGTAGGATTTAAGAATGTAGGTAAAGGTAATAAGAGTGCTGCTACAGCTGCAGCTAAAAATTTAAGAGACACACTTCAAGATCTATTAAATGGTAACAAAGTAGTACAAGCTGTTAGTAATCCTACCAAAGGTAGTTCAGGGTTCGATTTTGAACAATTTATTAAATATAGTTAATCAATTAATTTAAATTATGGCAACAGCTAGAAGTCAATTTAAAATTCAACAATGGGAAGGATTTGGCGGTAACTTTGTCGATTCTCAATACTTAGGCGCCTCTTATGATACAGGCAAACCTTATGTTTTCGAGAACACTTTGACAAAGATTTTTACAAGCTCAGATCGCTTTACAGGTAAACCCTTTATGGGTATGACTGCTGCTAAAGGTAACGTGAAAGAAATCGATAATGAAGTATATCGTTGGTACCTACAAGGAGCAGAATACAAATGTGCTAGAGTACTAGAGAACTTGGAATCATCAAATACAACTCCAGGTATCAATAGAACCACATTTAGACTAAAATTAGATTTGGACTATTTTATGGCTCCAGACGTATTGATGGGTGAAGATCCTGATTATGCTTTGGAAATCCTTGAAGGACCAATCGAAGATGGTATTGGGTATATCTATACAGTACGTCTTCAAACAGATGACAACACTAAATTCTTTGATCCTGCTTTGTTAGAAGTTGGTAAAGAATTCTCTAAAGTTTGGACAACTGTAGCATCTGAGTATAATGATGAATTCGGTACTCAACAATACAACTCAAGCTTTATGCTTGAATCTCAAATTTCTGCTTTTGCACAAAAATTTGAGTTAACTGATAAAGCATTACGTCAACAAGGTCGTATCTCTATCGATTTTGGTTATACCAATCCAATGACAGGTAAATTTAGTAAAGTAACTAAATTCTTGCCTATGGCTGAAGCTAAAATGCATGACGAATTGTTCATGGGTATGGAAGCTCAAGCTTGGTATGGAGAAAGATCTACAAGTGAATCTAATGTAAATCGTTACTGGAAAAAAACAGGTCCTGGTGTACGTCAAATCATGCGTGATGGTCATACAGAAACTTATTCTGGTGGTTTGAGTGAGCAAATGATTATTGATTACTTGATGGACATTTTCTTTTCTAGAGTAGCTGAAGAAAACCGTAAAACAGTAGCCATCACAGGTACTGGGGGTTCAATCTCTTTCCATGAAATGTTGGCATCTAGTGCTCGTGCATTCTTGCAACAAGATACTTTGTGGACTGCAGAATTGTCTAAAAATCCACGTCATTTGTCTTTCGGTGCTCAATTTACACACTATCAAGGTCCAGAAGGAATTGAACTTTCACTAGTTAAAAATCCTTTGTACGATTCTGCTCGTTACTGTAAACGTATGCACCCAGACTATAGCTCTCGTCCAATTGATTCATGGAGAATGACTTTCATGGATTTCGGTTCTACTGAAGGTGAGGCTAATGTACAAATGCTTAAAGAAAAAGATACTTATCGTTATGGTTACCAACCAGGTACTGTAGGTCCAATGGGTCCAGTAAAAGGAGGTGCAGTTAGCTCTTTGAAAGCTGCTTGTACTTGGTTTACTGAAGGTACTATGGGTGTATGGATGAAAGATCCAACCAAAGGTGGTGAGTTGATCTTAGATTTCGAAGTATAATAATTTTTTTTTAAAATATAGTAGTTAAGCTACTAGAAGATCGGAGGGTTACTTATAGGCCCTCCGACTTCATAAACAAAATGAAGTAAAATGGGAACATTAGTTGTAGTTAAATCTATACCTAGAACTACAGTAAGTATGGTTTCTGAATTTAGAAACTTAGGCAAAGCTGGAGTAAAAGGTAAGAAATTAAACAAAAATAAGATTTTTGATCATTGTAAAGATGGTAGACGTGCTTTATTCTCTATGAGTATTGGTGGTTTAAAAACAGGTCTTTACAAAGAACATCATAGAAAAGAAGATGGTACAATAGTTACTATACAAGAATGGGCAGAAAATAATTGGGCGTTGCCTAAAAACTTTTTGACTAACAAACCTTTTAGAAAAGGTGATTCTGCTAAACATGATGATATGACATATTATCAAAAGAAAGTATGGTATTTTAATGATGGTACTACTATTTTAGATCTAGATAATTTAGATGATTTTTGTTGTTATCATATGATGTTAGAAAGTAAATACTTTGCTAACTCAGAAAAAGAATGGAAACAACATAAATGGCCAAAAGCAGAATTTTATATTTCTCTTGAGAATGAATCTGAAGAAATTAAATATAAAAAGAATAGAGATAAAACTAAAGCTTTTGCTAAATTAGAGGAGAATGATTTTACTCTTCCATGGAAACGCAAGTTTGTAGTATTGTTAGGATTGGCTACACCAAGAATAACACTTACTGAAGAGCAGATTCAAAACTCTTTATATGATTTTATTGATCAGAATCAGACAAGAACTGGCAAGCCTAAATCAGATGTACTACGCTTCTTAGATTTATATGAAAAAATGAGCACTGCTGATGGTAGAGAAAGAATTGAAAAACAATATCTATTAGAAGAGTTGGTTGATTATAACATTGTATCTGAAAAGGCATCTACATATAAGAGAATTTCTAAAGGAACAGAGATAGGTTATTCTTATGAGGAAGCAGTTGATTTCTTGTTACATCCTAAAAAACAAGCTCAGGTAGATGAGATGTTAGCTGAATTAAAACTAAAAAAATAATAATAAACCATGTTACCTACAATCCAAGAAATGCATTTTGATTTTGATATCAAAGCAGACAAAGTTGATTCTTTGCAGAAGAGATCATTTAATACAGCACAAAAAGATTGGTTATTAAATGAGGCTCAGTGGGTTTGGTTAAAAAATAATTATGGTATTACTCAAATAAATAGAGGTGCTTTCGAGGTTACAGAACATAGGATACAAGATTTAAAAAATTTACATATTAAATCTCCTAGTCCACAACCAGGTATTGCTACTACAGTACTTAGTACCTCTGTATATGAAGTACCCTTGAACCTATTAGACTATGAATTTTTATTCACAACAAGAATAAGAGCTCTAATAACCAAAGGAAATTGTAGTAAAGAAGTACCTGTTTCTCAAGTTCAAACAGATGACTTGAATGATGCTTTAACTGATCCATTTAACAGACCTAATTTTATTACAGGAGATGTATTATGTGTGTTTGGTAAATCAACTACTAATACAGCAACTGATTTAAATCCACAAGGTACTGGGTCATTATTTCTTTATACTGATGGTACTTTTACAGTAGATACTGTTTATATTGAATACATTAAATATCCAAATCGTATGTGGTTTGGTAATTACGATATTACTAGTGACTTACGTCCAAAAACAATTAGCAATAGTTATGTGTATCAGGCAGGTGTAGATCCTCCAGTGAATTGTGAATTAAATTCGCATGTTCATAATGAGATCGTAGATTTGGCTGTTCATATTGCTTCACAACTTATTGAGGATCCTAATTTAATAGGACAAAAATTTCAAAAATATATACAAAATAAATAACAATTATGGCAGCTTTTGGAAACGTTAAACGTGCTGTAGAAAGCATTTTAGTAGCTAGTGGTGATTACGCTCTAGTAAACGAAACAGCTAATGGCGCTGCACTTCCTGGTGGAGGTACTCGCGCTGGTGCTACTGCAGATATTCCTTTGTCAAGTACCGTCAATACAGGTCATATTAACCTTTATGAAGGTCAACTTGGTATCTTTGCCGCAGGCCCTGCTGGTGCTCGCAACCCAAATGTAGCTCTATTAAGCACAGATACATTTAATACTGCACCTGCAATTTATATTGCACAAGGTACTGCAAATGCACAAAATCCTGCTAGAGGAAACTATCCTTTGGTAGATAATCGTCCATACGAAACAAGTGGTATTATTTATGGTCACAACCCTGTTATCTTAACTGGTAAAGGTGCTGCATACCATGCTTATTCTATTTGGTCTATTGGACAACCTTCTGGTGGTGTAGGTAGCATCACTCCATTTGAATTGACTGAATTTGCTATTCATATGGGATTCCGTGGTTATGCACTTGATGTTGAAAATAGTCAACATTCAGTATTAGCTACTACATATAGATATACAACTCCAGATTATACTGCTATTGCATTGACAGATGATTTGGATCACTTTGTACAAAACTATGTGAGTCAAATTAATAAAAACTCACGTGCATTCCGTTCATATACTGCTAGTTATGGTGGTAACGATCCTTTGATTGCACTTGCAGTAGGTTTAGTTGCTAATGGTGCTCAAAACATCGATGCAGCTGGTTTTGATAATGGTGGTGTAATTAATGTACAAACACGTAATGGTATTCAAATTACATATACTCTTAGCGCTGAACAAGTAGCTTCTTTGAGGGCAGCTCTTCCAGCTAACTATGGTATTTTGAATGTAGATCTTACTACTGCTGGTGGTTCAGCAGATGCTGAATGGTTCCTTGTAATGGCATTGGATCGTGATTTGGCGTACGATGACAGAGTACCTCAAGTAAAAATTAGATTGAGCCCAGGTTTGTTGAGAGGCTTTGACTCTACTGTAGCTTTAACTGAATTAGTTAGTGCGTACGAGGGTGAGGGTGTAGCTCGCATGTGGCAGATCTATTACACTAATACTCATGGACAACGTAAATACTACCAATTCCAACGTCAACATTACCCATTTATTGAAGTTCCTTCAAGTATCGATCCTGATGCTTACTATAATGCTATTATTCTAGAGCACAGAAACAATGTACAAATTAGCCCAGCTGAATTGGTTGTTTCTCCTAAGAAAACAATTATCTTAGTTCCTGCTTGTGATGATACCACAATGACTTCAATTTTAACGTACTTGAATACTTGGGTACTTTCTACTCCACAACACTTTGTTGTAGGAGCCGTAAACTCTTCAGGAGAGCTTACAATTGCGACACCTTCTTTGTGTTCTTAATATTTCTCTAGGGGTAGCTAAAAACTACCCCTTTTAAACCTTTTAACAATGATTCTAAGCGTAAATAATGATTGTACAGTAATAACTGTAACATCAGAAGAAGGTATAATTGCAGATATTACAGCACCAGAAACAACTGATTGTTGTACAGTCTTAGAATTAGGAACAAATTGTTGCACACCAACCATAGAAATTCCTATATTTCACTTATATACTTTAAACTATAATGTTACAGGATGTGGTGTAAATACTTCTCTAGATCCTGATGGATACTATTTAGATATTACCTTAACAGGTATAGATGCTGGATGTGTATCTAGTTTAACTTACCCTAGTACTAATAGTGATAGTACTACTACCGAGACAAATCCTACAGATCTTACTTTTAGATATAACTTTAATCAAATAGGCCCTTCTGGGGATTTAGATTTTGAAGTAAGCTTTACTACTTGTAATGAATTAGAATATAGTCTAGAATTTACAGTTAGTATTGGAAACTTAAGTGATGTATGTAATACAATATCAGAAGGTTCTCCAACAGTGACATTTCCAGATTCTCCAGTAGGAGTTAGTATTATAAATTCTACTACAATGGAATTACTTCCTGAAGCCTTTGGATTTACATCCGATACATTCCCAGATGGAATATACTATGTAGGATTAACACAAACTAATACAACAGGTAATATTAGTGAGAGTGATACAATTTTTGTTGATTGTAATACAACATGTAGAATTATAGATGTACTAGCAAATGATCTTTGCAGTGATATATACTTGTTATGGAATGCGTTACAATACTCATTTGATTGTGATACAATTACGTATGAACAACAATGTGATCTATGGTTTGTAATAGGTAAACAATTAGGTTATTTTGTGAATACACCTTGTACTGAACCTAAAACTTCTTGTGGAACTTGTAATAAATAAATTATGAATGTAGATATACTAAAGTGTGAATTAGCTAGAATAATAGTGCTATACGCACAAAGGTTAGCCTACGGAATTGAATGTGACTTAGAAGCATTACTAATATTAGCAAGAAGATTAAGAAATCAGATAGCAATACTTGAAAGCAATTGTCAAGTCAATTCTCAAGTGTTAACAGAAATAAGAAAAACGATAAACAAAATTCAAAAAAATACAAGTATTAACTTTTGTTTTACTTGTTAAATATAATATAAAATATGGCAAAAAAATATTACGTAGACGGAAAGGTATTTAAAGATGCGCCAGGTAGAAATACCTCGTTTATTGGTCAGGCTAATCCAATCTATTTAAATGAAATAATTGAGGAAGTAGTAGGAATTACGCTTCCTGTTGTTCCTGCCACAACTACAGTACAAGGTATTGTTGAACTAGCTACTAACGCAGAAGCTATTGCTGGTGTTAGTACTACAGTAGTTATTACTCCAGCATCTTTAGCTGCTGCTATGGCAACTATAGGAGATTTGGAAAGTGTATTAACAAACGGTAATAGCACAGGAGCTAATGATATTGAAATTACATTAGGACAAACAATTAAATCTAGTGCAGGAGACGCATCATTAAACTTACATTACGGTGCTCCAAATAACTTTATGTTAAGTAGTGATAATGCTGGAGGAGCTGAATCATATGTACAAGGTAATCCAACATACGCTTCTTTAGGTTATGGACCAGATAATGCTGTAAATGTTAATGATTCACATGCTAGATTCTTAACTTCTATTACTACTTGTGCTTCCTATATGGATGTTGCTAGTGCAGGAGTTTATGACCTAACAGGACCTGCAGTAAATTCTACTATATTAGTTACAAGTGATAATGCTAGTAATGTGAGTAACAACTGTGGTGGAAATGTTGCAGTATTTATTAATACTGGAAACTCAGTAGATTCACAAATTAATCAAAACGTAAATAACTCTGTTATTGTTGGTGGTGATGGTATTACTGCTAAAACAGATAATACTGCTTATGTAAATCAAGTTGGATTTAACAACAATGGAGAATCTTTTGAAGGTTTAATGTATGCTGAAACATTGACAGCAGATAGAACATATGAATTACCTAATGCTAGTGGTAATGTATGTATCTTGAGAACTGTTTTTACAGCAATTAATCATAATGCACAAGATGGAGAAGTTGTTTTAGCTACTAGTGGTGGTGCAGGTATTACAGTTACTTTACCAGACCCTACAACTAAAGATAATATGAAGATTACTGTTAAAAAAGTAGATGCTGGTGTAGGAGCTTTAAACGTTGCCTCTCCTGCAGGAACTTTTGATGGTGTTGCTTCCCCTTATGTAGGTTTGATAGGTCAGAATAATTCTGTTACTGTAGTTAGTGCTGGCGGTAATTGGTTTATTTTAGCAGCAGTGTAATAATTTATAAAAATACAGAGAAATATGAATACTTTTAAAAAAATACAAGAAGGAGATAAATTATACCTATGTGTTCAAACACACGATAATGTAGGTAATATTAATATAACATATAGATTATGTAAAGATAATGAGGAGTTTCTAAAGTTACAAAATGACTTGGTAAGTTCTATTTCTAATAAAATAAAAGAAATAGAAAATAATCTTAATCAGTTACCTATAGTATTAGAGAATCTCAAATCTGAGCTAGAATCTATCAAAAGTATTTAACTATGACACAACCAAAGAGTGGGTTTAAATACTCTAGTGAAAAAGATAATTTAGAAATTATACGTAGATTAGTTAATGCTATTAAAGAAAGCATAACTTCTACACCTCCAGGTACTGGGGCAACATTGTCTGAACAACAAGCACAAACAGCTTTATTACAACAAATAGAGAATAATACTGATGGATTAGAAGTTCAATTAGTATTATCTAAAGATTCTGGTGTAGTAGATGCAGATACATTAAGAGTTGTGTTAGAAGATCTTACAAGAGATAATATTTCTAATATACTAGCATATACACAGCAAATAGCTAGTCATGTTGAGTTTGGCAATTGGGAGTCTATACCAGGAAATAGATTAGAGTATACATATATTAATGGTACTCTTAACCCTGCAGATTTACTTGTTGAAACTATATCTTATTATAAAGCAGCAAGTTTAACTGCCATAAAAACATTTACATATAATCCAGACGATACACTTAGTAGTGTAGAAATGAACTAAAACTTAATCAAAAATGATAGAACAAATACTAAACTCTATTAAAGTAAGGGGGGTAGCTCAGGATTCTACATTGCAATCATTATTAACTGAACTTCAATTAAAAGCTAAATTAACAGATATTCAACCTGTAGATATTAATTCTTTGCCTTTAGCAACTGATGCAGCTACAGAGACTAAACAAGATGATATATTAACTGCTTTAGGTCTTTTAGCAAAATTAACAGATACACAGCCAGTAAAATTTAAATCGGATATGTATGATGCTGGTGGTGGTTTTGTAGTTTCTAATAAAACTACATTAGGAGCATACTTAATGGATTCCAATAATATATCTACACAATTATCAAGACAAGGTACAGGAACTCAAGTTTATTCAAATGGTGTTAGTACAATGTCTGTAACATCTGGTCAATATGCAGTATGTCAATCAAGACAAATACATCCGTATCTAACTGGTAAAGCTCAAGAATGTGAGATTACTTGTGATAGATTTAATTTACAAACCAACGTAGTTAAAAAGATTGGTTTATTTACTTCGGCTAGAACAGCTCCATACAATACCTCATATGACGGTTTTTATTTTGAAGCTGATGGAATTAACGGAGTTTATAATTTAGTAATAGCTAATGGTAATACTGGATTAGAAACTAAAATACCTTCCTCTTCTTGGGATAATCCTAATATAACTAACTTTGGAGCTAATTTTAATATATTAAAAATTGATTTTTTATACTTAGGAGGATCACAAGTTAGATTTTGGATATTTAATAATGGTACATTTGAATTGTTACATACATATAAACATGCTAATAACTTCAGTGGAACAATTTGTAAATCTCCTAATCTTCCAGTAAGATGGGAAATTAGAAGTACAACGGGTTCAGGAACATTTGGCCAAATATGCGCAACTGTAACAACAGGAGGTTCGTTAAATAAAGTAGGTAGACAAATAGCCGTACCTCCAACTATAACAACAACTACTGCTAATACTGCAGGCACATCTTATTTACTTAAAGCAATAAGACTTTCTAATACAACTGGTATTAATAAAACAATTTTAGATTTTATAATTTCAGCTGTTAGTTCTGCCGGGGATGATCTTTGGATTGAAGTTAGATTTAATCCTACAATAGCAGGTGGAGCACTTACTTGGAATGATATTAATGATGAAAATTCTGTAGCTACTGGAATACAATATGCTAATGGATCTGGCAATATTATAACAGGAGGAACAGTTATTTATGGCGATTACATTGGAGCAGTTAATAGAACAGTTAGTACTATAAGTACATTAGATTTAATTAGAAAAGCGGGATTTGATTTGAATGGTGTAGCTGATATACTAACTCTATGTGTAATACCATTAAACACTGGTACAAATGCTAATGTTTATGGTAATTTTACAGTAACAATAAATTAATAATTATGTTAGGAACATTAGAATTAACCGCAAATGGTAAAGCCATTCATTTAAAGAGTAATGCTTTACCTATTAATACACATGACTTTATAGTTGCAATAGATGCTATTTCACATATTATAGTAGATAAAGATATTGTTTCTGGAACAGTATCTCCATATGTTATAATAAGCTTAAGAAATGGATTAAAAAGAAGTTTCACACCTAGCAATATATCAAAGATAGGTACTACAGATTATTCTCCTGGAGTATGTCCAGATGCAGAAACTCTTAGAGATGAATTATTATTACTACTAGGATGGTAGATAAACCAATAAACATTATAAATAGATGGATACAGGCTACGTAGATGCAATAGCTGGGGGATCTTTTCTTTTATTAACAGGAACAGAAGTAATGGCATCAGATACAATAATTGAACTTATAAGTAAGTTTGGTGTTATAGCTGTACTATGGTTTTGGTTAAAAGATATGAAAGATCAAGTAAAAGCATTAACAAAGATATACGAGAAAGAAAATAATGAGGCTAGGGAACATTCTGAAAAAATGCTTACTAGTATTAAAGAAGAGTATAAAGACTATAAAGATAGGTCTGATAAACAATTAGAACAAGCATCTCGAGAAAGAGATGAGTTACATAAACGAATACAAGAATTAACAGTTAATAAAAAGAGTTAATTTACCTAAAGGCGGAGATACACTCTGCCTTTTTTTATATCTAAAATTAAGCTATGGCAACAGTAAATGAACATATCTATGCAATACAAAATCTTTCTAATAAAGGAATGAAGTCTGATGATGCTCCTTTTAGTAATAGATTTATTTTGCATTTAATGAATACTACAAGAATACTGCTTCTTAAAAGAAAAGCAGATAAAAAACAAACATTTGATCCATCTGACTTTCAATCATTCTGTATGTCTTTATGTGAGTCGAGCTGGATTGATTGTCCATGTTTACCTAATGTTGATTGTCCAATATTAAAAAGTAAATTTAAAATTCCTAAAGCCCTTACATCACGTTCAGGACTATATATAACAGTAAGATTTTTCTCAGGACGAGAGATAGGTATGACTACTCCATCTGCTGTAAGATATCGACAATTATCAATAACTAAAGCTAAAAAACCAGCTTGGTTTATTGATAATAACTATTTATACATTACAGGAGTACCAAACAATTTACTTAAGGCGGTGTATATAACAGGTATTTTTATAGATCCTACTGATCTAGTTGAGATTACATCTTGTAATGATGAAGTTCCATGTTATGATATAATGGAAGACGAGTATCCAATATCAGGAGAATTAGTAGATCCTATGTACAAAATGGTTATGGAGTATATAGGTATGGGATATAAGTTTCCTGATGATTTAGTTAATGACGCTAAAGACACAGGAAGAGCAGATGAGTAAAGAAGAAATTAAGACACAAAGTTTAACTATTGGTGGAATACATTCTATGAGTAATAATCCACCCTGTACCTATAAGGAATACAAATTAATACTAGATACATTTCATAAACTTGTATCTAAAAATATTATCGAATTAGGTACTCGGTATACACTGCCGCACAAATTAGGAGTATTATCTATTCGTAGAAAGAAAAATAAACCTAAGAAAGTAATTGACTTTCATAAAACTAAATTATATGGAGAGACTATCTACCATAATAATTATCATTCAGAAGGTCAATATTGTTTTTATCACTGGGAAAAAGAATTTCCTTACGCGATATTTACTTATAAACAACTCTATGAGTTTGAACCCACAAGATTTAATAAAAGAACATTGGCAAAAGGTATTAAAGAAAAAAATACTTTAAATAAATACGTAGAAATATGATAACAGAAAAACCACTAAAATATATCTCAATAGAAGCCGTATTAGACGACATTCATTCTATGGTTGATGATATAGATTGGGATGAAGATAGAATGCTAGAATGGGCCGTTAAAGGTTTTAGAAAGCTTAATTTACCTGCCAAGTATGAAGAACAAGTTGTCTTCTTAAATGTAGTAGATCATACCGCAGAGTTACCCTATGATTTAATCAATATCAATCAAATATTCTTTAGAGAAACATCTGAAGATTTAACAACTGAAGAAGATGGAGTTATTGCTCAAGTAACAGGTATTACTACAGATAAACCTTTCTATAGATTAATAAATAATAGAGAAGATTTCTTTCAAAGAATACTAGATACTAATAGTAACTTCTACAATTACTTTAAACCATTAAGAAGATACTCAGGACATTTTGGGTTTGTACCTTGTACTCAAGATATTAATCGTGTTAATTGTGAACATCAATATACAATAGAATCTAATAACTTTATTAGAACTTCTTTTAGACAAGGTTGTGTAATATTATCATATGATGCTAGAATACAGGAAAATTGTTTAGACATGATTCCAGATAATGAGAATCTTAAAGATGCTTTGTTTCACTTCTGTATGTACAGATTTTGGATGTCAAGATTACATATGAAAGAAGAAGGAACTCAGAATTTAATGCAATTTCATTTAAGACAGTATTCGGCAATAGGCAAGAAAGCTGTTGGTGAAATTAATAAACCAGATGTTGATCAAATGGAAAACATCAAGAACTTTACTCAAAGACTTGTTCCTAGAGCTAACTTCTATGATAAAGCATTTTCACAATTAAATAATAGAGAAAATTTAACTTACTAATATGGGACAAATAAGAGAAATAGATGATATTAAGAAGCCATTAAAAGGTATGGTTACTGATGTTGCACCTATTAACCAAGTACCTAATTCGTATAGGTTTGCTCTTAATATGTGTGCAGAATCAAGAGAAGGAGATTACTCAGCATTAGTAAATGAAGAAGGTAACACTGAATGTTTTCAAATAGAAGATAATGAAAAGATTATTGGTACTATATTAATAAGTAATGGTGATACGGTTATATTTATAGCTGATGAGGATCAAACTTATTCAAAGATATCTATAGTAGATAAGAATTGTAATCTAACTAATAGAATAACATCCTCATGTTTAAATTTTAATAAAGCTTATCCTATACATGGTACTTTCAAAATACATAATGGATGTAATAGAATTATATATTTTACAGATAATTATAACCCTATTAGATCAATTAATTTAGATGGGTTAGGCCAATATACACCACAAATAGGAACTAGTGAAGAGGACTGGATAAATGATGCAAACTTAAATGATTCTTGGTTATGTGAATTATTTAAACTAAATGGAGATTCTATAGTACCTAATATTAATTTTTTAAGTATAGATGATTATGGTGGAGTATTACCAGTAGGAAGTTATCAATTTGCTATAAGATATGTAACAGAAGATTTAAATCCTACAAATTGGTTTTATATAACTAATCCAGTAAATTTAGGAGAAACTCCTAAAGGTGACTCAGGATTTCACTTATTAAATAGTAATGGTGGTGTAGTGGGAACAGATCCTGATGCACCTTCAGGAAGAACTATAAATTTAGAAATTACTAATCTAGACACAAGATATAAATATTACCAATTAGCTTCAATAGAACATAGAGAAGGTACTGGGCAAGTAACAGATGTTTTTGAATTACCTAGACAATTAATAGAGAGTACCTCAGATATTTTTGTATTTAAAGGCACAGAAGAAACAATAGAAGTTACTTTAGAGAGTGTTTCTGTTCCTTCTTTAACTTTTAATAAAGTAGGATCAATAGCTCAAACAGATAATAGATTAATCTTAGCTAATACAGAAGATGTACTTAAAGATTATACTGAGTTACAAAAAATAGCAAGTAAGATAAAAACTTCTTGGGGAGTTAACTATATGAAAAAAATGCATATAGGAAATTATGATCTAGATTCTTTTCAAACAGATTCTTCTACAGGTAAATTTTCTTTTGATTATTTAACATATGCACGAGATGAAGTTTATGCTTTAGGTATAGTTTTTGTATTTAATGATGGATCAGAATCACCTGTATTTCATATTCCAGGGAGACCTGCAAATACAGGAGTTATTAATAATAATGTGTATAGTAATGCAGCAATATCTATAATAGGAAATGCAAATACTCATACTAGAAACCAAGTACCATTTGGGGAGCCTTGGGATAGACAATTATTAACAGTTATTGATTCTTCTCTTGTACCTAATGGAACTACAGAAGTAAGAGAAAGTAATGTTAAGCATATTCCTTTAGTAGAATTTACTAATCCAAGTGATCCTAGAATTGGTAATACAATTGAGAGATGGAAAGTATTTAATACAGCTACACATGGACCTGCAGGAACTATTAATAGGTATAGTGGTGCTTCAAGTGGGTGTTTAGGTTTTTATGAGGCAGATGAAATATATAAAGATATATTAGATTGTAATGGAGATTCTATATGGGGGGTTGATTTTAATGGAGACTCTTTAGTTGGAGAAAAAATTAGACACCATAGAATGCCTGATTCAATATTATACCCAATAGACGATGACTTAGAAATAGATAATTATGTTGCTTTAGCAGAAATGTTTCCTATAAAGTTAAATATTTCTAATGTTGATATTCCTGTAAATTTATTAAATGATATACAAGGATTTTATATAGTAAAAGGAGTAAGATCAGATAGTAATGCTACAGTTTTAGACGCAGGATTATTTGTGGGTACTCAATATTTACCTGCGTATACTAATACTGAAACGGGAGAATCTTTTCCAGCTACAAGTCAAGTATATTCTTATATAACTAATATTGCTGGACCCTATTTAAATAGTGAATTAAATATAGGTGTATTTATATCTCCAAGAGCTCAATTTAGAAAAGATATAAAACCTAGTACTTATTTTAAGTTTGATGAAAGATTAACTGCTAATTTAATTACAGATTTATCACAAAAAGAAATAAGAGATGTAACAGAAGAAGATTGTCAATTTAGAATAATCACTGATTATGCTTATGTTAATCATGATTCAATTCAAGGAGCTTTAGGTACATTTCCTTATGCTTTACAAAATCTTAATAGTAATATAGATACATTATTTATTAGAATAGAAGATCCATATAATACTTTATACATAACTCCTGCAGATGAATTTGTTCAACACTATTATGTGACTTTGAAACAGTGGATAAAACCATATGGAGAATTGGGAGATATTGAATATGAAAGAACTAATAATATCAAAATAGAACCTGTTAATTCTTCCACAATATTTAGAATAGGAGGTGGAGATACTTATCTAGGTGAGATGAGTTTTAGAACAATAGGTACTGGAGGAGAACGTGTAAATAGTAATTTTTATTTTGAAAGTATAGTAAATCCTGAATTAAGAAAATCTGGTGAAGAAGACTCAGAAAATCATTGGAGAAATTATGGGGGAACTGCAACAGACTTTGTAAATACTGGTGGATTAGAATTCTTTGTAGAAAATAGAGACATGTCATTAAGAAATGATGTTAGATTATATTTTCCTTTACCCATTGATTACGATTTCTGTTCTGAGTGTCAGAATAGATTTCCTACACGTATTTGGTATTCAAAAAGATCCTATCAAGAATCTATATATGATAATTATAGAGTATTCTTAGCTAATGATTACAGGGACTTACTTTCTAATGGCGGTGAAATAACTAATTTATTTGTTTATAAAGATCAATTATATGCACAGACTCCAGAGACTTCTTGGTTCGTAGCAACTAGACCACAAGAACTTCAAACAAATGAAGGAACAATCTCTGTAGGTACTGGGGATTTGTTATCAATACCACCAAGAAAACTTGAAACAGTTGATAGAGGTTATGCAGGTAATCAACATAAATTTTCTGCAGTAATATCAGAATTTGGTACAACTTGGGTAGATGCAGATGCTGGTAAAGTATTTAATTTTAATGGACAGTTAAATGAACTCTCTGCTTTAGGAATGCGTAATTGGTTTGCTGAAAACCTTAAATTCTCAGGTGGAGTAAATGATCAAATATCAGGATTCAACATAGAATCAACAGTACATAAAAATGGTATTGGATTTATTTCTACATTTGATCCTAGACATAATAGATATATACTCAGAAAGAAGTATTATAAAATTATAGACCTTGAATGGTTAGGTAGTTTAATTATCACAGATGAATATGAGGCTGATATTGAGAATGGTTATAATTCAACCACAGGAGAATTTTATACATGGCCTATAGGATTTTCTTTAACTATAGTTAACATACATGAAGATCCAACTTTAGTAGAAGATCTATCTTGGACTATATCATTTTCATATCCACATAATGCATGGATGTCTTATCATTCATATAGACCTAATTGGATGTGGCATGATAGAAATAATTATTATACATATAATAATGTAACAGAAGGAAGTAACAATAGATATGCTTGGTTGCATAATCAAAGAAACTATGGTGAATACTATAACTTAGTTCACCCTAGTACCATTTACGGAATATTTAATGTTAATGGTTATTTAACAAAAGTATTTAATCATCTTGAGTTAGTTACTTCATCTTACTCTTGGTTGGGAGATCAATTAGTTAAGAACGAAGATGATTCTATTTATGAGGCATTCTTTCATACAGATAGACAAAGTTCTTCATTACTTAGTGTACAAGTAAAAAATAGTTTAGACACTACAGATCCATTTGTATCAATAGAATATGATTTATCTAAAGCAGAAATTCAAAATAATGAAGATACTTGGAATCTTAGTAAGTTTTATGATTTAACTTTTGACTATACTTTACCTATCTTTACAAATGATTGGAGCAATTCAACTTATCAAAATAAGAGAATTACAGATGGTTATATTTATTATCCCAATGATCTAAGAGATGATGCAACTAAATTTCAATTTGATCTTAATCCATTAAGAGGAAAATATTTAGGTGTATTCTTAAACTATGATAATACATTAGCAAATAAATTTGTAATAGACTTCTTAAATACGTCACAAAATATATCATTTAAATAACATGAATAAAAAGAAAAAAATAAATTTTAAACAGTGGCTTGCATGTGGAGGTAAAATGAAGTATAACAGAGGAGGAGAATCTGGTACTGGGGTAATAGCTAACACAAATGCTACTAGTGGATACGTAGAACCAGAAAGATATGTATACGATGAAAACGCAAATACACAAAGAACTATTGGTTCGGTTATCTCTGGTGTAGGTGGAGTTGCTGCTGCCGCTAATCCTATTGTAGGTGCTATATTAGGTGCAGTAGGTGGTATTGTTTCAAGTACAGCACAACCACAAATTGTGGAAAAGCAAAGACAAAATACTAATCCTTATGGGTATAAGTTAGGAGGATTAATGCAAAACTTAGATGATCCTATTAGAGATCCTGTTACAGGAAAAATAATTGGATATACATCTAGAGCTAAAAGATCTGAAGTTACTCCTACAGTAGATAACAGTACTACTAAATACTACGAAGAGATATATGAAGAAAAGAATGAACATCAAAGAATGTATGAGTTAGGATTAACAGGAAATAGATCTAATAGTACAGACGTAAAAGAAACTATATCTAAAGAAGAACGTGCCAGAAGAGATGCAGAAGTTGCTGCAGAAATATCTAAAATAAATAAAAAAGAATATGTTAATGGTGGTGATCTTGAAGCAATAAGTAATGATTCAATTCAAGTAGATGCTGATAATCCTTCATTAACAGATTCTGTAGAAACAGATAAGGCTTTTTTAGATCATAATGAAGTTGTTACTGGATCTAGAGTTTATAGTGATTCTTTGATTAATCCAAATACTGGAAATAGTTTTGCTAAAGATGAATCAAGATTACAGAAAATATTAGGTAAGATTCAAAAGAATAAAGAAAGATCTGGGGATACAGAATATAAAGACGAAGAATACTTGAATAGAAATTCTAAAGCTTTATTTGAAACTCAAGAACAAGTTGCACAAATGATGGGATTACGTAATGAAGATGGTACACCTAAACAAGAAGGTGGTATGAAGTTTGGTGGAAAGATGGATCCTCCAAAAGGTAATCCTATAGAAGAGATGATTCTTAATAAAATTATGTTACTTAAGAATCAAGATAAGCCTATGGTAAAAAGATTGTTAAGTTCTGATCCACAAGTTATAAATAATGATACAGGAGAATCAATGAAAGCTTCTGAAGCTCGTGGAGCAAAAAGTATTTCTACACATGTTATGACAGATAGTTATAACGATGGAAGTTATACACAAGTATTTCCAACAGTATCAGAAGATTCTAAAGGTAAGTTATCTCATAATGAAGATGTATTTAAAGCTTTGGACTCAGGGGATTATATGAATGTTCCAGCTAATATGGCAGAAAAATTTGCAAAGACAGGTTATAAACAAGGAGCAAAAGGACTCAATGAAGATGTGGGGTATAAATTTAAATTTGGAGGAATGATTGGTAAGAAGAAACCTAAGTATATTGGTGGTGGACCTATTAAAGATCCTACTAATTTATTTGGACAAGAAGTAGAACTAGGTTCTGGTGAGAACTTATTTGGAAATACAACTTATCCAGATTTTGTTTCTCCTGGATTACGTACTCAATTAAATACAGATAATCTTACGACACTACCATCAGGACAACTAACACTACCTGAATCAGAATATGATACATTTACAGGTGTTAAGAAATCTTTACTAGGATTAAATAATTATAATCCAGGCACTACATCAAGTTCAGTAATAGAACCTAATGTTAGTGAAAATGCTAGTACTAATAATACTGTAGGAGCAGGTAAAACTTTAATGGATAGATTAGGTGGAGCTACAGCAAGTGAAACTACAGGAGCTAAGAAGTTTAATGAATTTCCATTTGGCGAAGTAGGTACTGGGGTAGGTTTAGTATCAAACATAATCAATAAACTTACTAATAAACCTACTAATGTAGATTATGCTGATATTGGTAAACCTGAATTAGATATGCAAGAGAAAGCATTACAAGGTTTACGTAGAGGAGAATCTACAGCACTTGCGGATGCAACTATGGAAGGTAAAGTGGCTAAAGAAAATCTTGATGCAAGATCTTTACAAACACGTAATGCTAACTTAAGAAATATTGCTACAGGGATAGCTAAAGCCAAAGCAGGAATCAGAGATAACTTTGCTAATAGAATGGCAGGAGCTTTAGGACAATTTGGAGCAAGACGCAGTGCATTAGAAGAAGCTAACAGACAAAAGAATATGAATGTTGATGTAATCAATACTCAAGAAGCAGATGCTGTTAGAACTGAGGCTATGAAGATGGATGAGAATGTTCGTAAGTTATTAATTGAATATCAACTATCACAGAATAATAGAAAGACTAATGACCAATTGTCTAAGTTATTAAGAACTCAAAACTTTAAATTTGATCCTAATTCAGAAGAAGGAATTCAATTTATTAAAGTATTAAGTAGACTTCAAAATACTAAAACAGAATAAATATGGCTAGATTTTTTCAGGCTCCCATAGTTCAACCAATGGACTATGGGTTTAAATTACCCTTCAATGAAATTATGGGAGCCCTTAGAATGAAACAACAAGAGCAAGATACTGCAGTAGCTGAATTAGGTAAAATATATGATGATACAGCAAATAGTCTTGCAGTAGACTACCCTTTGAGAGATGCTTACTTAGCTGATAAACAAAGACGTATAGATAGTATAATGTATGATGCACAAGGTAACTTACAAGACTTAACAGGTAAGACCAGAGAGATACAGGCAGAGGCTAGACGTCAAATATCAGAAAAGAAATCAGGAGGTATTCATTGGGGAGTAGAAGGATCTTTAGATAATAGAACTAAGTATAATGAATCAGTAGAAAAAAATGAAAAGATTACTGCAGATCAAAAAATATATCTTACTGAAAGATCTGATTATGAGTATAATATTAAAGGTGGTTTAGGTAAACCACAAGGACCTAATGGATTATATAGTGAACAACAATTATATCAAGGTATTAAACCTGCTAACTATGTTGATATTGAGAAAGTAGGTGATGGTTATGGTAAAGACGCTGGTGATAGTCAAATACAAATATCTGGTGTTCAGATAGACCCTAAAACATCTCAAGTACTAGGTGGAGAAGATGGATTATTTAAAGATGTACATAACGGTATGTTTGTACAAACAGGTACTCTTTTAACAAAAACATATGATCAAATATTTAATGCTACTGCTAATGGTTTAACAACTAATAAAGAAGCCTTAGAGTATATGGAACAAGAAGCTAGAACTATTGCATGGAAAGCAGGAAATAAAAATCCTACCCAAGAACAAATACAGCAACATATTGATACTCGTATACTAGAAGAGTCTGATAGGATAGCACATAAGTATATGTCTGCTAAATTTCAACCAATGGTATATCAACATTGGAGAAATGCTAAAGCTGCTGATCATAGATATAAGATGGCTCAGATTGATTATGAGAAAGCAAAAGATCTTAAACCTATTGAAACTCCAATCAATACTGTTCAAAACGTAATTAATACTAAAGACTTATTTACTAAAAGAACAACCACGGAAGAATCATTAAAAGCTGCTAAAGAGAAAGTAGCATCTATGACAGGACCTGATGGAAAGTTATTACCAATGTTTGCTTCTGATCCAAGTAGAGTACAAGAGTTTAAAGCTGCACAAAATCAAGCAAGACTTGCACAATTACAATTAGATGGGTTAAAGAATACTGAAGATCTTATCTTAAAAAAACAAGGATATAATGATGCTAATATTGCAATAGCTACAGTAGAACAAGTACTAGGTAGTTATCTACAAGGTAATGAGGAAAGAGATAAAGTAGTTAAGGAACATTCTAATAGTTTAATATCCTATATTGTTACTGGAAAGTATAATCTTGCTACTCTTAATCCAGATGATTTAAAAAAGGTTAAAAACTTTAATGATCAAATACAACATTACGCAGGTAATTTTGAAGAAATTGAAAGAGTATATGATAAGGGAATGAGAGATAGAGCAATCAATCTTATGTCAGGAAACCATCCTAAGGAATTAGAGAAGTTGCTAGGGTCTAGAAACTATGGTGATGCAAATAATCCTGGAGTATTTATGATGAATCAATTACAATCTTCGTTTAAGAAAAGAAGAGAAGATGCTATTGTTAATGCTTCTAATAATATAAATGCTACTGGTGGATTAAACTTTACAGCTGAAGGAACAACTTTAACAAGTACTGATAGTCCAACTGCATCCTATTTAACTGCTGTTAACACTTCTGCTACAGAAGAGTTTAAAAAGAATAACTATGCAGGATTAGTAGTATCTCAAGGGCTATACGCAGGAGAAGAATTCACTCCAGCTACTTTACTTAAAGGTGTTTCTGGATATGAAGGTGGACAAGTTAAGTCTATTAAAATAGATGTAATGCCTCAAAATACTTCAGGTATTGGTAGAGGTGGAAAACCTCAATGGAGAATTTCTGGTGAAATTTTAAACTCTGATGGAAAAAAACCTAAAATTATTGAAATAGTAACTACACTAGATCCTAAGAAAGCATCTTCATTAGTAGCAGCAAGAGATGAAGCAGCTATGCAAATGTTGGAGAATGTTGCAGATAAGAGATCAGAACAATACGCACAAGAAGTATGGTCATCAGCTACACAGATGTTAGGAGGTAGTACAGACTTAATGTATAATATGTTTGATCAATTAGACACTGCAGCAAGTGAAGGGGCAGAACAAGTTATTAAAGATTCTGATGGAAGACCTTTGATAGGTGTAAGAAAAAACTATGGGGGAACTTGGTCTTTCTTTGAACCGTTTAAAGATTCTAAAGGAGATTGGAAAGTAGAATTTAATCCAGATAGAATTATAAAAGATACAAGAGCAAATCATTATAATACAGGTAAAACAGAATTTCAACATATTACAGATTTACAAGAACTTGTTGGTGAAAAAGTATATGATATTAAACGTAATAGAAAAAGCTTAGATTCTCATAGAGCTTTATTTAATTTACCTAGATACGTAGGTGACTCTTCAAGTATGGGGGAAGATCCTAATGCACAAGGAATGAGATAATTTTTTAAACATAAAACAAAAATAAAATGGCAGGACCAAACAAACCACTTCCAAAACCAGAGCCCTACTTAAAAGGTAGAACCTGGATAGTGCCAAGATCAAGAGTAGTTCTTGATATGATGGAAGAGCATGGTACAAAAGACCCTAATGATGCGGAAAGATGGTCGAATCTGTTGCAAAGAGACCCAGCATACGAAAGTGATGTTGCGCCTACTATGCGAGAGGGTAATGAGTATACAGCGGAAGATTTCTCCGATCTTCTTACAACAGAACAAAAAGCTTATGGCTTTAGAGGAGATAGAAGTTACTTAGAAGAGCAAAGAGCTCAAGATCAAAGTAACATAGGCAGATTAATGAGTGGAGTAGGTAGATTTATTCCAGGTACTCTTATTAAAACTGCACAAGGTATTAATACATCAGCATCATGGTTATATGATTCCTATAATTATTATTTAGGTTCAGGGGAAGACACTAAAACTAGATTTACTGGAACAAGTACACAAGCATTAGATGATGCTCAAAAAGCAGTTAATGAATTCTTTCCTGTATTTCAAAGACAGTCTTATAAAGATTCTGGATTGTTAGGAACATTAACTAGTTCAGAATTTTGGGCTGAAGATATGAATGAAGGAGTTCAATTCTTAGCTTCAATGGGGCTGACTGGAAATGTACTTACAAAAGTACTGGGTGCAGGTAAACTTGGAACAACAGGTGCAGCTGTATTGCCAGCAATAGCAGAGGCAGGAGTAGAATCTAAAGGTACATATGAAGCAATTAAGGCTTCATTGCCTGGTGAGAAAAACCCTCGTACTGGAAAAGAGTTTACTGGTGAGGAAATTGAACAGTTGGCAACAGAGGCAGCTAATAGAGTATTTAATGCTAACGTTGCATTGCATTCAGTTACTAATGGTATTCAATTATTTACCTTATCTAACTCTGCTTTTACAAAGAACATAGATAGAATAAGAAAAGATATTGTTGCAGGTAAGACAAGTGCAGAAACAATTAAAGCAGGTAGAAGTGCCTTAGCTAATGGTTCTCTTGCTGCTATATCTGAGGGTTTTGGTGAGGAAAATATTCAAACATCTATAAGTATGTTTGAGGAAGATCTAGCTAAAGAAGGTATATCTGAATTTGATGGTACAGGTTATTTTAATAAATGGCTTGATGGTGTAGTAGGATTTGGTAAAGCAGCTTTAGGTCAAGATATATCTCAAGATCAAAAAGAACAAATGAAAGCTATCTTAGCAGGTAGTTTAATTGGTGGTGCTCCAGGTGCTGTATCAGGATATAAAGAAGCAGGAAAACAAAAGGTATTATACGAAACATTAAATGAAGACTTTAAGCGTTTTGTAAAAGATCATGATATTGCAGGAAAGAATTTCTTTGGGGATAGAAACTCAGTCTATAAACAATTTGAAACAGAAGTAGATGAACTAGATTCTGAAGGTAAACCTACAGGAAAGAAAGTTATTAAGAAAGGAATTATCAATCCAATTACAAATGAACCTGAAATAGATTTGGATGTAGCTAGAAAAATGTGGTATCAAACTGTCTGGGATAAGAAAGTATTTGATAGACAAATAGCTCTTACAATGGATGGTGATTCTCGTCTAGGTACATTTAATAAACATATTGCATTAGCTGGATTAGCTTATCAATATGATAAATTATATACCTCTGATGGTTGGAGTAAAGTAGGTGAAAAGGCTTTAGAAGAAAGATTAAACAAAGAACCTAATCAAGAGTTAACTGAAGATGAAAGAAAAGAACTTACTCAAATGAAGAGTCAAGTTAAATCTTATCAAGATCTTTGGAAAACAATTAACTCTAAATACACATCTAAAGACGAGTTGTCTACTGATAAAGAAGTGGCTGGATTTGCTAAACATTTTAAAGATGTAATGTTTTATGAGCATGTTAAATTACGTGCTTATGAAGATATGAAGACTAATCAAAATTTGAGTAAGAAAGATCTAGAATCATTAGATACTATGATTGAGGATACTCAAAACTTTATTGAGAAGTTAGAAAATGAGAGAAGTTCTTTTAAAGAGTTTTACACCCAACAATTGAATCCAGTACTAGGTCAAGTTGAAAAGATTCAAGCATTACAATCTCAAATAGATAAATCAGAAGATCCTCAAAGAACTGTAGAGTTAATGAATGAGAAACTTAATGAAGAATTTATCTTAGGCGAGACTCAATATATTAATAGTGAATTTAATACAGCAACAACCTCTACAGCTAGACAAGATGCTTCTAAATTAAAGTTTGGTTCAAGAGATAATGTTCTTTATGAGATGGGAATGTCTTATAAGACAGAACTTGATATTAAAGAAAGAGTAGAAGATTTACAAAGCTTAAAAGAAACTTTAGATAAATCAAAAGCAGAGAATGGTTATGATCAACAGTTAGAAGATGACTATAGTAAGAAACAAGCAGACTTATTAAACTTCTTTTCATCTAAGAAAGGAGTTGTTAATGAAGAGACTGCTAACTTAGTTCAACAAGTTATTGAGGAAATCAATTCAGATAATAAATTATTATCAGAACAAATTAATGAATTAAAAAATAACTATCAAAATTCTATTAATGAAATAGCTAGAATTGAAGAAACTAGTGACGTTGATAAAGGAGCAGCAGATAGAATCAACGATACATTAGATTCATTATATGATACCCTAGCACCTATAGCTGATCAGAATGAAGAAGTATCTAGAATATTAGAACTTAATTCGGATGCTACTCAAAGGAATAAGCAAGATATGCTTAGTGCATTAGCACAGGCTATTCAAGATAACGGAGAAACTAATCCAGATGAATTAGAGAATGCATTAGATAGTGCTATTGATAGAGCAGGTGGAGAGTATATCCAAGATTCATTAGACAAAAAATTTGAATATTTATCTCAACTATTAGAACAAGAAGCTACTATTGATCCTGAAACTAATAGACAAATACAAGTTGAAGTTGCTAAACAAAATACTTTAGATCAAGAAATTCAATCTAAAGAAAAACAGTTACAAGCTAAACAAGCTTTGACTAAAGATTCTATTAATAGAGCTTATACTAATTTAGATAAAGGAGTTAATAATAGAGATAATATTATACGTGATAAAGTTAGTAGCCGTTTACATAAAAATAATTCTTATGGTAGAATTGATCATTCTTTACGAATAGAATATACTGAGAATTATTTAGATCAAGTAGATGCACAACAGCAAGCATACGAAGCTGATAAAAGTTTTTATAATGAATTAGATACATTAAATAAACTTAAATCAACTTTATTATCTGCAGAGGCTGTATGGGTTAGTAGAGCAGAAGTTGTATGGAGCAGTCCAGAAAATAATTCTATAGTTAAATCTATAGAAGAAGCATTAGATAAATTAGATCAACTAATTGCAGTATCTAAAGAGAATGCAGGTACTAGAGAAAAGATGCTTAAAGAATTTGAGACTAAAGAAGCTGATCAACTATTGGATTCTATAGGATTAAATCCTGATAGTAGTGTTAAAGATGATTTAATGTTTTCAATGATATTAGAAGTAGTACCAAATGCTACAGAGATTATTGATGCAGCCAAATCAAACATAGAAAAATCAGCAGCAGTTAGAGTTGTTATTGATTTATTTAAAATGAATTCTTCTGATGTTCAAAAGGAAAGAATAAAGGAGAAATTAGAAAACGATAGAAAAGTAAAAGTTGCACAGATTGAGAAAGAACTATCTATTCAAGAAGTACTTTCTAGTCAAGCATATTACACAACACCTGTAGGTTTATTTAGAGATGTATTAATGGCTAAGGCTATTGAGATTCTTAAAGTAAAGTATACAGGAGAAAAAGAAGGTAAGAATCCTTTATTTATATTTGCAGAAACAGCAGACTTAAATGAATTAGAAAAAAATATATCTAATTCTAAAGAACTAAATAATTCTGATAAAGATCAAATTAACACATTAATTAGATTACATAAAGAATACTTATCAATATTTAATACAGTTACTTTATTTAACTCATCTGACTTGTTTTATAAAAATCATGAACAAGAAACAAAGATATTAAATGAATTATCTGATAAAAAAATATTTGAGGTTCCTACAAGTGAACAATTACCAATCATTAGAACATTATTAAGATTTCTTAAAATACCTGTAAGTGGACAAGATAGAGGATCACTTAGTTCTATGTGGTCATTCTTAGCTGGACCAGCAGGTGCAGGTAAAACAAGAATTGTACTTAGTTGGTTAAGTAAGCTTTATGGAGTACCTAAAGAAAAGATTTATGCTTTCTCACATAATGATAGTACTAGTCAAGGTATTGCAGACTCTATTAATGGTAAGAAAGGTTCTGCTTCAGAATTTATGACTACTCTAGAATTAGATAAGTTTGATCTTATAGTAATAGATGAGTTACCATTCTTTATGAATCCTCAAATAAAAGAATTTGAACAAAGAGTATTTGAACATAACAAAACAAGAAAAGATAATCCACTTAGAGTAGTTGCTTTAGGTGACCCAGGACAAATTAGAAAAGATAGAGGAGCTACAATATCTACTCACTCTGTTCTAACTAATATGAATTATTCTGATCCATTGGTATTAACCTTTAGATCTAATGTTCCTTCTATTGTAAACTTGATGAATCAATTTAGAAGAAGAACATCAATAGTTAGTGGATTAAAAGTACAGTCTAATGTAATATTTGGTACCAAATTTGATACGAAAGAGCCTACGATAGGTGTACATGCAGGTAAAGTAAAAGATGAGCTTATTGCCGCTTTAAATGCGAATAAAGATTCAGGTAGATCTAAGGTTATTGTTGTTAATACACAAGAAGATAAACTTAAATATACAAGTGCAGTTGAGAAAACCCCAGTACTAACATATGATGAAGTACAAGGTATGACATTTGATGAAGTATATGTAGACCTTCAAAGAACAGGAAAAGATCTTAGAGGAGAGGTATTCTCTAATAAGAAAAATGATTTAGAATTTAATACAGCCATGTATACAGCAGTATCACGTGCGAGAAACTATGTATTCGTATTAGATCCTACAATGGAAAACTTATTTCCTGATAAAGCTTTAGCAGTTGATACTAATAAATTATCTGAACAAAGTAGAGATAACTTTGAGAAGTTAGGTCATAGATTAGATACTGAAAGACAATTAATATCTAAATATATTAAAGAATACAAACCTGAAGATATTAAGAAAGAGAAACCTAAAGATGAAAAACATTTAGATACTGGAGATAATATTGAAATAGAAGAAGATCCAGATGGAGAAATTACTCCTGAATTAGGTGTTGATCCAGTAGAAACTATTGGAGTAAAACAATCTGATACAGATCCAGATTCTGACTTAATGACTCAAGAAGAAGAAATTAGAGACATTAAAGAAGAGGCTAAAGGAGATAATGTTAAAGGTACTATTATTACTCCACCTATATTAGATGATACTGTTATTGATAAGGACGGTAATTTCTTTTATAAGATATTATACCCAACTAATTCTCAACTTAAAAAGAATCCTAAAACTAAAGTACCTGATGTATTGCCTCAAGGTGTAACATTATCAAATGGGGTTATTACAGATTCAAGTCCAGTAGTGATGGCTGTTACCTATGATGGATCTATACTGGTACTAGGTCAAGTACAACAAAATGGTGTATTCACTAATAGATGGAAACAACTAGGAGTAATATCTGAAAAAGATAAAGAAAGTACATTCTATCAAAAGTTTGCTAGAGATAATGAATATAAAGCTACTAAAAATGGAGATTATATTAGATATAATGAAGATACTGGAGAGCTAATGAATATTAGTCCTGTGTATGATTCTAATGGAAGATACGTATCTAATGGAGGAAATAATGCTTTTATACTCTCTGGTACAATTATTGAATCTAATCCTGTAACTTATACATTCAAGGAAGAACCTACACATAAAGGTTTTATTAATGAAGTATTAGATAAATTTAGAAAAGGATTTAATGTTAAAGGAGTTAAGTATTCTATTAAAATATATGATAGAAAAACTTTAGCAGATGATACTGAAGTTCAAGCTTCAGGATTTAGACCTAAACCAGGTGTTCCTTATTTAGTTATAAGTAATCCTAAAGGCGATGGTCAAGTAGAAACAAGAACTCAATTTATTAGATTAACTCCTAGAAAACTAAATAAAGGAGATATATCTGAGAATGGATTCTTACATCCTCTAAGAAAGTTATATGAAGCTGTAAGAGAGTTAGGTACTCAAATATATCCTGATAATCCGAATAAGGTACTAGGTAATACTGTAGTCAATAGCTTAATCATGAAAATGGCTAATGCTAAAGATAATAAGGGTGAAAGAGCATTTCAATTAAATGAAGATGGTAAAGTAATTCTTAATAGACATATTTACACTTATAAAGATTATTTAGATGGAGTATCTAAGGGTTATAAAGAATTTGTAGGAGAAGGAGCTGATAAGATATCTGAAGAACAATTTGATAAAATTAAATTAGCTGCAGAAAAAATTATTCCTTTATACTATGGCAAACGATATAAGAAAGTTGAATTAACATTTGATACAATAGAAGAAGCTACTCAGTACGCAGAGTCAATTAAAGACTCAGGTAAAATATTGTTTAAAGCTAAAATAGATGAAGACAGTAAACATCCTGACAATCTCTATTATGTTAAACATGTTAAACAAAGTAAGAATGATAAAGATGTATTTGATGTAGAAATGTATCTTGCTGCTGGTGCTGGAGAAGCTCAGAAAGTAATGAATCAACTAGCTCAAGCAAATACACAATTTAAGTTTAGAAAGATTGTAACTAAGGATAAGAAGAAGATTGCTACTTCAAAATCTATTATGTCTACTTCATTATCTAAAGAAGCCTATAGAAATTCATTAGCTAAAATTCTTGAAGATGTTTATAAAGATAAACAAACTAAGAATGGGGAAGCTATTGATCAAAAAGTAATAAACAAACTTAGAGGAGGTAGTTTAAAATATCTTGAGAATTATATTCAAAAGAGGGGAATAGACAGAGCTTCATTAGATGTTTTAATGAATGAAGAAGCAATTCATCCTATTACTTTAGCAGACTTAGAGACTGTAGTAGGAGATACAGCATTTAAAGATAATGAACATAGATTTGTAGAAGGAGGATATCTCGCTTTACCTTTAGGTATGATTTCAGTTAACTATCATGGAGCTAACTTAGATAAACAAGAAAGTGTAGATAAGATAGAATCGATGATGGGTTCTAAATTAGATGAAGTTAAAGGTGGTACTGTTGTTATTGGTAAGATAGGTGACACCATTAGTACTAAAAAAGAAATAGTAGAAGAAAAACCTTTACAAGAAACATCTTTTAGATCTTCAGAAAGAGAAATTACAGAATATGATAATTCAATAGAAAGATTAACTAATAATATTAATGAAGTTAATTCTACAGAAGATGAAGGAGAATTAAGTAATAAGTTTAGTCAATATGAAAAAGAATTAAATGAATTAAGAGATATTGATACTATTACTTATAATGAAATACTTGAATTACAAAACCAAGGAAAAAATAAAGAAGCTTTAGATCAATTACTTAATTCTATTAAGAATCTTAGAGAAAATGAAGTTGTAGTTGATTTAGAACCTGAAGTTATTCAAGAGTCAGAATTAACTCAAGAAGAGTTTGTATATGATGATAATAAATACTTTATAAAAGATAATAAATTTTATAGAGAAGATAGTCTATTGGATTCTATTGAAGAGATTACAGAAGAAGAATATAATGCTGCTAAGATAGATAAAGATCGTAGATACTTTACTGTAGAAGATACTCAAGATCTAGGAAAAGAATTAACAATAGATGAAGCTGTTAAAGTAGCTAAGAAGATACTACCTAAATTAAAAATAGGTAACCAAAGCTGGTTAAAGGCTAAGTTATTCTCATTCTTAAATATACCAATATCTAATGAAGTTGAATTAAAATTCTTAGATAAATTAGAATTCGAAGCTATATCAGGAAGAAAAGATTCACTTGGTATTTATATTGATGGCACTATCTATTTATTAAAAGATAATAAAGGTGGTATTAGAGAAGGTGTGTTACGACATGAGTTAATGCATAAAGTATACTGGGAATATCTAACAGCTAGAGATAGATCTGCTATTAGACGTTCTGCTCGTAGATCTGACCCTAGTACTGAGAAAATGAGTACCGTCGAGTTTGAAGAATGGTTATCGAATAGATTTATGTCTTACAAAGATAATCAATTCAATGAACAAGGTAGAATAAAACAATTCTTTTCAAATATATATAGACTTCTTAAATTCATTACAGGAAATGTAACTGAAATTAATGATTTATTTAACTTAGTTGATAAAGGATACTATAGAAAAAATATGGCTGACTTCTCAAGAAGTATCAGACGTAATTATGTAGATATAAAAAATAACTTTGAAAGTGCTGCAATATTTAAAGAATCAGTATTTGCTGTTCAATCACACTTCTCTTCTTTACTAGACATTAATCCAAAAGATCCTAATAAGAAAGTATATACGTATAATGAAGCGTATCATGCTACCAAGGATTCTATGCTTAACTTAAAGAATAGAAAAGAAAAAGACTTGGTTAAATATAACGAAGCTCTTCAAAAAGCTATTACAGATAATGATGCAGATAAACAACAAAAAATCTTAGCAGCTATTGAAAAGCTTGAAAAAGATTTAGTTGTATTTAGAACTCTATTTGATGGAAAAAGTAATAAGAACTATGACATAGTAACTTTATATTTATTCCCTGATGGATTTACTAAACAACATTATTCATCTATCAAAAGAAAAATATCTGAAGAAGATATTAATGATATAATAGAACTTGACTCAGAAACATTATCAGATGATTTAGAGATTGTTAACTTAAATGATGTTATTGCAGAATCTAAGCATATAGATAATGAGGCTAAACAAAGTAGTGCAGTTAAATTATTACTATCTAATATCAAAGATCCTGCAACAGGAGAATGGATTATTCCCCGTGTAGCTTTTGCTAAATGTTTGAAATTTATGGAATCTATTTCTTTTGAAGTAGAAGTTATTAAAGACAAAACAGGAGCAATTAGAAAAGTAGGATTCTTACAAAGATTTAAAGAGTCTATTGCTAAGTCAGCAGGATTAGATAGTAAAGCAGATATTTCTGGAGCAGGAGCTATATATTTAGTTTATAAAAAAATTAAAGAATACTATGAGTCAGCTTTAATGCCAGAGTATAATGATTATAATGGAACTACATTTACTCAAAAAAGAAGATTGCCAAAAGGTATATTCTTTTTAAATCCTGATGTACTTATAGTAGCAAGAGATTTTACTGAAGATGTAGATTATAAAGGATTAACATATGATCAACTAAATGCCAAAGTAGTACAAGGTAAGGTATTTGTTTTCCATAGAAAAGATGCTGAACAATTACTTATTAAAAACTCTCTTGAAGCAGATAAGAAAAAAGTAAATGTAAGTACTGAAAAAGTTGTAGAAGCTTTTGAAGCCATTATAAGAAGTAAAATTAACCAAGGATTAATTAAAGGATTTCCAGAGAATGCTAATAACTTAGCTAGAATTTCTATGATTAGAGAAGCTTGGAGATCTGAACAATCTAAAAATGCTTTAGCAGAATTCTACAGTTTATTCTCATCTATGATGGAAGACCACATGATGTTAGCTAAGTATGATGTATTTGAAAATAGAACAACGTATATAAGAGCAGGTGCTAATTCAAATTCATTATCTGTTAAATCAGATATTGAACAAGGTATTATCAGTAAGATAACTTTGATAGCTGAGGGGTTAAAAGGAGATTATCAGAAAGCATATAAAGCTTTTATTGGAGGCACACCTGGAAAAGGTCACATGACTTGGAGTGAGATAGAATCTAAATTAAGTAGTACTTCATCTAGTGATGCTGTTCAAGGAATAAAAGATTTTCTTAACTTTATTGGTATTGTTATTAACGCTAATGAATTAAGTCTAAAAGATCCATTTAAAACAGCTGAAGACATTAAGTTTTTTGTAGAAGAACATATGTCAACTGTAGGTACATTTAAACCTGCACCGATAAACTCTATTCCTAAAGAAGAGAAAGATGCGCTGTCTGATGATGAGATTGCAGAATTATCTGTTCAACAAGAGATAACTATTTATGATGTCATAGAAGAACAAGGTTCTTTGATAGGAAGATTAGCAACTGACATCTCATCTAGTACTCGGTGGGTTAGACCAAATTCTGTAAAAGATAGTTCTAAAAATACAGTATTCTTATTTCATAACTCTACTCAAGCTAATGATACTTTAATAGCTGTAGCTAAAGTATTTAAAGAAAGATTTAAAGGCGGTGGTGGAACATTGCGTAATGTTAAGTTACCTGAATATCTAAAACATAAAATCTATACTAAAGGTAATATCTTTGCTAAAGGCATTAACCATATTCACGATACCTATGAACATGATGGTACAATAGATGTAGTAAATGATAAGGCTACCTCTTACATGAGAGAATCTAAATCTAAGTTTTTCTCAAGAGTACTTAATGCTAGTATGGCATTTATGATTAACGGTTCTAGAGAAGGTAATCCAAGATATATTCAATGGGTATACACTATTTCTAATAAACCAAGGATTACAGGTGCGGGAGTTGATTTTCTTTCTCCTAAACAAATTAAAGAAGCCTTAGGTACATATTTAATAAAAGTAAGTTTAAGACCTGATTTAAGTAATTTAATTAAAAATCATAAGAAGTATAAAAATACTAATTTTGAAATATTAGATACTGTACTAGGTGGAAACTCTAATATGGCAGATGCTATATCGAAAGCGGTTATTAATGAAACACTAACTAAATATGGGGAGGAGTTAGTTAATGAAATGTACGATGAATTAACAAAACTATCTAGAGAATTTGCAGAAGAATTAGCTTATGATCAATTTAAGTTTGATGCTAGGTTTATGAAAGCACATAAAAAACTTAAAGCAGAAGGTAAGTTGGATTCTAATATACCTGGTACATTAAAAGTGGACCATAAAGATGAGGTTAAGAATTTTGATGCATCAAGAAAATATAATCACACTGTAGATGAGATTCATGGTACAGTAGATATGATGTTTAAGAATATGTATGTTAACTCATACTTTTTAGTAGATTTATTAGCAGGTGATGCAAGTTTCTTTAGTAATGCTTTAGATTTGGTTAAACGTATGTCAGGGGTATTTGCTCCAGGTATGAAAGGTTTAGTACACCCAGAACTTGGTATGAAGAAAAAATATCGTACTGCATGTATATCTGATATAGTAGAAGGTAAAGATTCAATAGCTGAATCAGTATCTATGATGCTTCTTAATAAACCATATACTGAACTTAATTCAGATCAATTAAAAGAAGTTGATAAAATATTAGCTTTATTTGGTAGTAGTTATAAACCTACAGATGGTCAGGCATTTATGTTACCTGAAATGGCTGCTGAAATTGAAAAAGGTTTTGGTAGAGCATTTAAAGCAGGACATATCTTTAAAGCAGCTCATTATGAGAATGCTACAAAGAAAATAACTGATCCTGACGGTAATGAAATAGAAGTTCTTATTCCAGTAATGGATAAATATTCTATTGTAAATTTATCTGATGATCTTTGTAATAGATTTCCTTTATTAGGAAATTTAAGAAGAAATATGCGAATGAATGGTAAAGGTCAAGAGCCTATATATTTAGTAACATTTGCTTCTGCTAGAAAAGTTGGAGGACCAGTTAAACCTACTGATAGTAAACAATTACTACAAGATAATGGAACATTTACTAAAGATTCAATTATAGAATTGAGTTTTGAGAATCTTCGTATGCAATCTAATCCTGATCATATCACTTTTGATAGTGAGAAAGGAGTAGCTAATCCATCTCAGTTGGGTTATATGATTTTGTTACAACAACATCTATTAGCAGAAGGAGATAGAACAGCAAAAGTAATTCATGAGTATACTGCAAAATTAATTGAAAAAGGTTTAGGTAAATTTAAAAGAAGAATAACTGATGAAGATGGTAAGCTATCTTTAACTAAGTTATCTAAATATATATTTGAAGCAATGTCTGGAAAAGGTAATGAACGTTATCAAGAACTTCTTGGTGAAGGTGTTTCATTCCAAGCTCCTTATATTGTTAATAAAGCATTAACACAAATAGCTGCAGACGTAACTAAATCTTCTGTAGGATTCAGATTACCTGGTGAAAAGCTTATTTTACAAACAGACTTTGGTATTGAAGTAAATAAAAAGAATAAAGCTCTTAGAGAAAAATTAAAGTTTAACCAAAGTGAAGATAAAGGTCACTTAGAAGCTGAAGTAATTTTCCCTGAAGGAGTTTTACCAAGAGAAGTAGAAGACTCTATTAAAGAGATGCTTAAAACTGGAAAGAGATTCTTCACCACTTCTGATATGTTAGGTTTCCGTATTCCTTCTACAGAGTTACACTCTGCTGTAGCAATTAAGATTGCAGGATTCTATGACTCTCGAGGTACAAATGCTATTATCGCACCTAAAGAACTTGTAGTATTACATGGATCTGACTTTGACGTTGACTCCTTGTTTATGCTTGTTAGATCTTTCTATAAACCAGAAGAAGCAGAATTATTTGGGTACGAGGCAAGTTCACCAATAGGCTATGAGTTAGTTAATAAAGAATATCATCCAATAGCTAAGGATAAATTTGAAAAGATCATATCTGAATTAAAAGAACAATATAAAGAGGATAAAAAGAAATTAAAGCTTATAGATAAAGTAGAAGATAAATATTATACCAATGTTATTACTCAAGGTTTTATAGATATGATTCTTAAACCTGAGAATAGATCTCGTATGGTCGAACCTATTAGTATGGAAATATTTAATGGTGATGGTGAAGATACTATGTTTACTATGTTAAAAGATCTTCAACAAAGACGTTATAAACATATTCATGGTGATAAAGCTACCAAAGAAGGAATAGAAGAAGCAGGTGAGGTACAACAAAGACCTGATTTAAGTAATCCTTCAGGTAATTATAAAGTATTTAAGTCGTCTATGGACGGAGCTGCACTTGTAGGTGTATTTGCTAATGGTTTTAAATCATTAGCTTATATGTTAAACTCTGGTGATTATGGTAATAATACTGTAGCAGTTAAAAAAGAACTTAAGAAATTAAAAGAAGCTAAAAAAGTACAGGAGACTTTACTGTCAAATGTTAATGAAGAACTTCGTAAACTTGACCCTAGTACTAATCCTGAATCGGTTAAACAACGTGAGAAAAAACGTGACGAGTTATTAAGTATTCTTAAAGAAACTGAAAGAACTATAGAAGAACTTACTGCTAAATCTAAAACTTCTAAAGATGAAAAATCAACTACTCCTTTCTTAAATGTACCCGCTATTAAATTAGGTGGTAAGATATTTGATAGAATTAGAGAATTTGAAGTAGGTAAAGACGGGTGGCCAGTATGGAGAACACTAGATGCTTTAGTTAACTCAGCGATAGATAACGTTAAAGAACAAATTCTTCCAACTATTAATGCCTCTGGATTAACCTCTAATGCTTATGTAGCTTTAATAGGACTTGGTGTTCCTTTAAGAACAACTGTACTATTAATGAGACAACCTGCAATAGAACAAATGAGTTCTACTGGATTTAAGACTTCTGAAATCAATAAGAAAAAAGAAGCTTTAGAAGAAATGTTTAAAGCTATTTCTCAAGAAGATTTAGAATTATTACCTATATATGCTCAACAAGAACAATTAACAGATCTTGATTTAGAAGATGCTTTTATAAAAGATTTAATCGATTTTAGAGCATACGATAATGGTGATATGGATAAAGCATTTAAAGATGTTATTGATCCTGAACATTCTATTGTAAGACAGTACGCAATATTATTAGAAGTAGAAAAAGCTATGAATATTGGAGAAGATATTTCTACAATGAGTTCTGCTTTAAATATCATTAGACAATTTCCAAGTAATAAAGCAGACATGTCTACTACCCAAGAAAAATGGGAAGAGATGTTTGATTTTAAGGAAGACGAAGTAAAAATGAGAGATTCATTCTCTTTTGATATTCCTGCATTGTTTAATAATAATCCACACATTAAATTAGCATATGAAGCATTTAAGTACTTGGTAGATTCTATTGAAACAATGTTTCTTAAACACGATAAGGCTTTAACTAAATTAGCTACTGAAATAGTTAAGACTTCTAATATGTCTATTGGTACTAAGAATGAAACAATAGAAACAGTTAAAAGTGACTTTGTTAAATTTATAGCTTCTGGTATTCCATTAATGGAAAAAATTAATTTAAGATTAACTAAAGAATATAGAACTGCTACAGGAGTAAAAGATTATACTACTGGAGCTGAAGCTTGGTCACAAGCATTCTTAGATAAGTTAGAAGATGTTAAATTATTTTTAAAAGCACATAACATTTCTAATGGATTTATAGAAAATATTGCTATTAGACCAGGAAGATTTGATACAAGGTACGCACAATTTACTGCAGGTAATAATTTGAAGTTAGAAGATTTCTTATTATTCCAAGAGGATTTTGTAAAATTAAATAGAGTAAATATAGATGATAAAGGTAATATTACATATAGTTATACGCCTAATGTTGGTTATACAGAATTTCAACAAGACTTTGTAAGATATGCAATCTTAAACTTTGGTTTACAATTTGGATCTACAAACTATTCTACTTCTTTACCTCCAGATATTGTTAAACCTTATATGGATGAGTTAGATGCAGAATTAAAAGAAGCATTAACTAAATTAGATGTATATAAAGAATTATTTGAAGTTCAAGAGGTAATTGAAAGAGGTAATAATGTTGGAGAAACTCGTAAGAAACCAACAAGAGTTGAAGTAGCTCAAGGTACTTGGAGAAGTGCAGCATATGATAAAGCTTATGGTATATATTATAATTTAAGATTTGATCTTAAAGGTAAAGACACTATGGGTGACTTCTTAAAATTTGGTAAGAATGTATTTAAGAAAATAAAAATAGCTGTAGAATCTGACGAGCAATCTAACTTTCCTGTATTCTATACTAAGATAGGTACTTTAAAAAGAAGAATAGGATTATTCTTTAGAAAAGAGTTAGCAGAGAAATACTCTACTGCATTAGCTTTTGATAGTTCAATATTATCTAGAGCAGTAGCTGATCCTGACAATACAACTAAAGTATCTATTTCTGATAACTACTATAATGATATTAAGACAAAAGACGAACATGGTACTGGGTCTATCATAATGCTATATCCTACAAATGATGGAGCAAGAATGTATAGAAAGTATTATATGGTAACTAAGAAATTAACTGATCCTAAAGTTAATGAGTATGGTATTAATGAAATGGAATTCGAGATAACTCCATTAGAAAATAAAGATTATGAACAATACATTGACTCTAAAGGAGAAGATTATAAATTAGTTAAAAAAGTATCTAAGGTAGAATTAAATTATAAAGGTACTAAATCTTCTATTACAACTGCAGATAGAAATAAATTCTTATCTCTTGAGAATGTATTAAAAGATATACAAGTTAATGGATCTACTGCAGGTAAATTAATGGCTAATTTATTCTTAAGTCCAGAATTCTCTTCAGCTGTAAAAGGATTAACAGTTAGAACTATTAATGTAAAAGAGACTGATAAAGGAAATGTAATTGGACATTGGGTTAATAATTATCCTAAAGAAATTTCTATTGCTGTGCAATACCCAGATGGAACAAGAGTTTCACCAGAAATAATTGAATCAACTATAATACATGAATTAACTCATGCTTTAACTTGGTTTAATTTACATACTCCTGATAATAAATTATCAAGAGATCAAGTAAGAGCTAAAGCTAACTTACATAAACTATTCAAAGTAGCTTCAGAAGCTATGAAGAAAAAATATAAAGATGAGTTTAAAGCTGGTGCAGGTAAATTCTATGGATTTACAAATATTGATGAATTTGTTGCAGAAACATTTAGTAATCCTGAGTTCCAGGCTGAATTAGATTCATTTAAAATTGATACAGGTAAGAAATATTCTTTATTAACTAAATTTGTAGAGTTCTTCAAAAGATTGCTAGGAGTTGTAGAAAATGATTCTTTACTATCACAGGTATTAAATAACTCATTCTACTTAATAGATAATCCTATTAATAAAGGTTCTGTAGTTATAGATACTAATGAGATATTCTATAAGATAGGTAATTCTAAACCTGCAGAAGTTTCTGGAATAACTAAGAATGTACTAGAACAAAGTAAGTATATAAATGTAGCTACAGACTCTAATGGAGAACAATTAGACCATTATATTTATTCTATTACAAACAAAGCTTGGAATCGTGTAACTGATAACTATACTGGATTTATTTCTAAGTTTGTTAGTACTACTCCTAAGGAAAAGGGATTAACTAGTTCTCAATTAAAAGCTGAAGGAGTATTTAAAGGTGTACCTAAAGGAACAGCTATTCCAATTGATGGTATTAAAAAAGATCTTACTAAAGAAGAATATATACAATATTTAGATGACTTAAATGCTGTAGGTATTGCTAAAGGTAAAGTAATGCATAAGTGGCTAGAGTTATTATCTTGGAATAAATACTCTAATAAATCTAAAGAAGATTTAGAAGATGAGTTAGAGGAAGCTTTAGAGAATGCTCCTGTACCAGATGCTGAAACATCTTATGGATGGATTGAACAAGTTTATGATAAGTTATTAGATAAACTTCAATTAAACTCACATAAGGATAATGTGCCAGAGGATCAAAAAGATAAAATATTCTCTGAGGTAACTATAGGTAGTCCACTACTTAAATACGCAGGTACTATGGATATGTTAGTAGAGCATAGTGATGGATCTTACTCTATCATAGATTGGAAGACTGGTAGAAGTATTGAAAAAGAAACACATGATGTTCTTATGAAATACGGTAATCAGTTTAATCATATGTTTGCTGATCCTAAAACCAAGAACCAATTGCAGGTAATGTTTTATGCATTCATGATGAAAGTAGAAAATCCAGATGCAATTTTTAGAAATTTAGATATCATGTGGATTCCTAATAAGTATGAGGCTTTAGCATATGATCCTTATAATAAAGCAAATCATGCTAATTTCTTACGTATGATTGAGCAATACTATAAGTCTGAAGAACCTAGAATATATGAACAAATACTAGAGAAAAGTCCTAACGCATTTAATCCTAAACATTATAATGCAACAGACCCTACTTTAGCTGGTAGAATGTTAGCTGAGAATAAAACAGCTGAACAAGTTATTATAGCAACTCAAAATGAATTAAAATGGAAAATCCAAGCTAAATTGGATAAAAGATTATTAACTCATGATGATATGCAAGAGATTAAGAAATTAACCCTTGAACTAGTTGCATTTGCTAAACAAGAAGGATATAATATTCAAAACTGGTCAGATGATATCTCTTATGGTTCTAGATGGTTTGGTATTAATGCAGATGTTAATCATCCTATTGTTAACTTATACCAAGCTAGATTAAATGAAGGATTAGATAAAGCTAATTCTGAGTTTACTAGAGATATGGCTAAGTTTAATAGATTAGTTAAAAAAATATCAGAAGATTACGTAGCTAGTAAAATGCCTGGTAAAGGATTCTTACGTAAAGCAACACTTAAAAAATATGATCCGTTGACTAATGAATTATATGAACCATTCTATACAACATTTACAGAAGATGGTGTAACTTTGGAGAGATTCTTACATAAAAATGAGAAAGATCCTGAAAAGAAAAAAGCTTATGAGGCTTTAACAAAGAATCAAAAAGAGTTTATAGATTTTGTTAATGAAAGATTTGCATCACCATTTAAAGGAGACTCAGCATTCTTAAATAGAACTGCAGTTAAAGATAAACCTAATATGGTTGGTGGTATTGAGATGGGAGTTAAGAATTATTCTGACTTAGAGTTATTTAATCTTAATAAAGATCTAAGAGATAAATTTAATTATTATGAAGGTTTTATTCCTGTTGTAGCTCCTACAAATCAAGACTTAAAAGAAAGGTTTAAAGGAAGACCAATGGAGTATATTAGAAATTTATTAAATAAATATTTAACTTTCTCTACTGAATATGACTACGAACAATGGGGAAATAGAGATGAAGCTCTCCCTATCAAGTATTTAGGTACTAGGTCTCTTCGATCAAATAAAGTATATTCTCGTAATATTGAGAATATGTTTGATAAGTACATGAGATCAATGTACCATAAAAAATATTTAGATGATGTACATGCTTTAGCTAAAGGTTTACAATACACTATTCAAATGGCTTCTTATAAAGGAGAGGCTAGTAGAATAAATAAGTATTTAGATGAACATATTTCTATGGAGCTATATCATAAAGGAGAAGAACCATTTGATTTAACTTCTAACCCAACATTATCTCCTTTTACTGTAACAGATAAAAGAAACCCAAATAGAAAATATGTTAAGAAGATTTCCCCGTTAAAATTATTACAAGCAGCTAGATCTTCTGCAGGTGCGGTATTTATGTGGGTAAAACCTCATAAAGCAGCCCAAAATGCTGCGATCGCTAGTATGTTTACTATTAAGGAAGGTTTGATGGGAGACTTCATTAAAATGGGTTTAAAAGAGAAAGTTATAGGTACTAATGCTAGTGTAGTAGATTTTACTACTAAAGATTTAATTAAAGCTTCTGGTATTGTTGCTTCATTTATTGGAGAACAAGTTAAAGGTAATTATCATAACAATAAGTTATGGAGACTATCTCAAGAGTTCAGATTTGATTCTAACGCTTATGATTTAGCTACTAATTCAAGATACTTAGAAACGTTAAAAACTCAGTTACTATCTCCTGATGTAGCTTATATGTTACATACTTTACCTGAAGAATATATTTCTAAAGTAACAATGGTAGCTCAAATGCTTAATATGAAGTTTACTACAAAAGAAATGAACGGTAAATCTATGTGGGATGCGTATGAGATGAAGGTAAATCCTATTACAGGAGAAAGTGAATTAACTTATATAGGACCAACTAGAGGATATCTTAAAGTAGGAGATAAGCTTGAAAAGATTGGAGGAATAACATCTAAAGAAGCAGCTAGTATGAGACATGTTTATACTAGAATTCAAGGTGGGTATCGTCCAGGAGAAAGAACTTCTTTTGAATTCTATGCTATTGGACAAGCTATTATTCAGTTTAAAAAACATTTACCACAATTACTTAAAACAAACTTTGGAACATTAAGTTATTCAAATGTACTTGGTAGGTATAAACCAGTACCAGGTAATGATGGTAAAATTGTTACAGTTAAAGATGAAAAAGGAAATGATATAACTGTACTTGAATGGCAACAACGAATAACAGAGGGTAGATGGATTACTTTAGCTGGTTTTATTGGAGAATGGTTAAGACTAAATAGCTTAGTTAAGGGAACTAGATTAGGAAGTTATTTATTAAATAATGAGTCCTATGCTTGGGATAATCTTTCCCCAGAACAGAAAAAGAATATACTAGAGGCTGGAGCAGTATTATCTTCTCTTATGTCATTCTGGTTATTATATGGGTGGGCCTTTGGAGAAGAAGAAGAAAAAAATTCTTTAAAACGTATGGGAGCTTATATTTTAGATACATATTCTCAAAATTATAATCCAGTAGACATGGTTAAGAACATAACTTCTTTCCCATCATCTGCAGCAGGTACTAGGTTGTATAAAACACTAGATGCTGGTAATGACATGGCGTGGTCTTTATGGGCCTCTACAGGGTATTCACCATTTAATGCACCAGACGATGCTTGGACAACTGAGGGAGATTTAAAAGGTTGGAATGAAATTCAAAGAGGTATAAGAGGATTATCTTCTTATTATGAAACAAAAAAATGGTTAGATGATTTAGACTTAGAAGATTCTGAGTAATAATCCAAAAGGAAAAAGGGGGTAGATCACAAGATCTTATCCCCTCTTTTCTTTTTACTATTTACCTAGAATTTCCATAAACTTTGCATAGGTATTAGGCCAAAAGTCTTTAATCATTTCGTGAAATGAAGTTGGACTATTAGCATCACAAAGTCTATCGATTACTTTTTTTCTTGTTCTTCTTGCATAATTTTTAGTCTAAAAATTCGTAAACTTTATTTTTTCCGTAAAACAATCCTTTTCTATACCACTTAGGAACTTCATTTTCAAACTGTACCTTATAAAAACCAGGAATATCCGCAATAATTTTCATATTAAGAATAAATCCTGTTCTAATTACTCTAACTCTTACGTGTTTCATCTAGAATAGGCCTTATAATACTATCAGCTTCTTCAGAAGTAAGAGCTCTGAATTTGTTAGGATCTGTAATATAATTAACAGTTCTATTATAAATTCCTTTTCCAATAGGATCCAAACAAACCATAGGGTACTGTAGTGCTATTGGGTGAGTACTTGAGGCACTGGTCACAAATACATTACTAGTATTATAAGAATTAGTAACATTAGTACTACGTTCTCCAGTATTAGTTAATTTAGTATAGTATATAATTTCATCTACAGCATATCTTACTTGTGAATGAGTAATATTAAGATGCTGTATTGGACAATCCCTACCAGTAGATAACATAAAAAGTTTTTCTGCGTTTTGGTTTGGATACGAAATAATACTTATAAAACAATTAAATATTGCGTTTATATATAATTTCTTTTCTATTCTACAAAACTTTTTTACTTTTTGTGGACCATACTGACTAGAGTAAGAATCTTCATAACACATAAATATATGTCCTTTAGAGTCTTCTTCTACATTTTCAATTCTCTTTAAAATAAGAGCATACATATGTTTGAAAAATTCTTTACAGCATTCTAAAAGTAATGGAGAAGCTGATAATTCTTTGCTAAATATTGTATATTTACCATTATGTAAACTTTTAGTAGAAGCAAAAATAGCTTTATAATCATTCTTGATAGTTTCTATTTTATCAATAAGAGCTTCTTCACTAAGATTATAAAGTTCTTGTATTTCTTTATTTTTTATTTCCATTTTCTTTTAGTGTGGGAATTATACGCAAGTCCATCTGGTCTAATCTTAGCGTATCGCCAAGTCCAAATACTGTATTTGTACCAATCCACACCCCACTTTTAATAAGATACATAAATTTATATGTACCATTATCTGGCAAATACTTTCCCATCATAACTACAGTACTTCCGTTTGTGTAGTTAAAATCTATAATCTCTTCCTCAGGCATAGCTGAGTATTCAAGTGTTTCAACAGTTCTAATCGAGTCTTTGTTGAAAGGATTTTTGTTGCAAGATACTACTAACAACAAAAAAATCATACTAAATAATTTCCAGTACATTATCTACTTTATTTTTTGAAATTCTTTTTCTTTTTACTTCTGGCTGTCTTTCTACTTCTTTAATAATTGTTTTCGTACTAGAAGTAGTAGAATTGAATATATCTAAAACTGGGATCTCTATTTTCTCATCTTTTTCCCTTTTGAGTTTTATAGTATGAGAAGCATCACTAGCACCATCAACAATAAATTTTCCAAAGTTTACTCCTCCAATATAGAGGTTAACATATTTGTCTAAATAAATGTTTTCTTTTGCTTCCTCATAAAAACCTGAACTATATAGTTCTATGCTTCCATTTAAAGCTCCTTTTATAGCTACTATACTATTTTTACCTACGAACTCCCAAGTAGTAATTCCGTTAGATACATACTCATCTCTAAAATAAACTTGAGATAAAGTTTCTCCTTCTACTTCTAATTCAAGTACTGACAAAGATTTTTTTATATCAATTACCTCTTTAAGATTTTTGGTAAAATCTTTATCGTTACTTGTATATGGATAAATGGTTACAATTTTGTCTTCAGAAGTTCTAGCCATATGACTATTCATACATGCACCTAGAAACTTTCTAGTAACAGAGTCATATACAAAAAAGGAACCTCCATTAGGATATTTTAGTAAGTAAGCTCTTAGAAGCTTTAACCCACTAATGCCAAACTTATCATCTTTAGCTTGTATTTCTGTATCTACATCTACATACAAAATATTTTTTTGTAAATAGTTTGCTGTTTTTTTAAATCTTGCTGTTTGATTAGGATAATTATAAGAAATTTCATAATTACCTAAGAATTTTCCAACTTCACCTTCATAGTTTGATTCAAAGATATCAACTACAAACTCTTTGTTAGTAATTAATGAAAATTCTCTTTCATCTACTTTTACTACTGTAGGAGTTTCAAAACTTTCAGGAAAGATTGTATCAGATTTTGAAAATTCTTTATCCAATAAAAATTGCCTTTTAACTAGTCCGTTGGCAGAAATAAATAGATAATATCTTAAATCTTTACTTTTTTCAGAGTTTATTTGTACCACTTGTTGTTGTTCATTTTTAATATTTTCATTATCTGTTTCTACTTTATTCTGAATAGCTATGAAATACATGGCAGCTAACAATTCCATTGCTTTTTCTATTTCTTCTGCTGTATAGTTAAACATAGCATATTTACCTGATTTGTGTAAATTATCTACTCTAGATATAAGTTTAGTTACTAATGACATATACTGATCAGAATCTTCCGCAGTATACTCCATATGATCTTCACTTCCTGCATAAATTTTATGCATAAGATCTACAAACTCTACTCTTAGGTTTGAGTTACTTCCTTTACTTGAAAATACTTTTTCTTTAATTGTGTCCAAAGAATACTTTGATAGACCTAACCTATCTAAAATAATAGAGTTTTTTTGCATTATATCATTAACTTGTGAAAGTTTTTGAGCAAAGAACAATTCAGAAGGAGATAATTTGAACATCTTCATCAATACTGTTCTAGGTCTAGCTGCAAATTCTTCTATGTTTTTATTAGGAAGAATATCTCTTATTGTGCAAAAAGTTTTATAATTACTTAAGAAATCTTCTAAATCACTAGGTTCTATCTTTAATAACCAACAAGCTAGATCTGTATATAGATCACCTGTTAAAGTTGTATTACTTTCTTTTTTGAATTCCTCTATTATATCTAATAAAGGTGATTTTTCAACTTTCATTTCTGGAATATATTCTTTCTCAATAGGTTTAGATAAACCCTCCTCCAATACAGGAGGAGAGTCTATTTTAGTGAGTGTATATCCAAATAATGAAATTATCCAAAGTATAAACTTATTCAGCATTTACTTTATTTATTTCTATTATCCTATTCTGTATACTTCTTCATCCATGTCTAGCTTGGAACATACCTCGTACTCATCCTTAAAGGATAAATTCAATCTCTCTTCCCACCGCTTCTTCAGTTCTGGAGACTTAGTCAATATTTGATAATTAACTGAATCTTTATACAGATATTCTCCATATATTGATTCTCCCACAATAACTTTAGGATTGAAGTATTTTTTAACATATTCTCTGTCTATAAGAGAGTATTTACTTGTAAGTAATTGTTCTTTTATATGCTTCCACTCATCACTTAATTTAAATCTAACCATAATAAATCCATCACAAGGATCATATTCATCTAAGAAATTTTCATGTTTTCTTAAAGAAGAAGATAAATCTTCATAATTAATATTAGAAGGATTATATTCAAATAATAAAAAGATGTCTACATTATTATCATTAATTGTTTTATTATAATTACTATCGTCTAAATAGGCATTTATAAACCCATATTCTAACAGTATTGCGACATCTAAGCCGCAAGCAGGGACTAAAAACGAAGATGTCTTAGTCCATCTATTCTTTGTTTCTTGCACTATTATTGTTTAAAAACATTTAGTTCAATATGAAAATTATTCTGAAGTAGATCTTTAGGCATTTCCCAATAATCAGTTGTTTTATGCCATTTATACTCATCTAATAATTGAACATATCCTTTGACAAATTCATTACTAGATTTTAAGTATCCACCTAGTTTACCAACTTTCAAATCATTGTCAGTAACTGGATAGAATACTGGCAAGTTATAACAAGATTTCTCTTGTACTAAAAATTTGAAATTTAATATTCTATATTCAGAAATATCTCCATATTCTTTACATTCTTTTTTCCAACTTTCCATTGCCCTAGTATAAAAGGCAGCCTGTATATAATAGTAAAAAGTAATAAAAGAATGCTTAAACTGGTAAACAGACTTAGCAGTTGTTTTTAAGTCAATAATTTGAATAGTCTTATTATTGTGATCAATAACAACAATGTCTAACAAACCTTTACATGGTACTAGGTCAACTTCAAAAAAGATTGCAACTTGAAATAAGATATTAATCCCTTCAGGTGCTTCTTTAAATAGCCATCCACAATGCTCAGACTCTGTTAGAAGTTTGTACATTCTCCTTACCAAAATAGCATCTTCTCTTTTTAATACTAACTTAGTATCCTTTTCTAATAAAAACTTTACATAGGTTTGACACTCAGTATCATTAAATACCCTTTTGATTTTGTCTAAGGATATTTTGTAACCAGATTGAATATGTGCCAATTCGTACGCTAAATCATCATCGCATTTATTGACATATTTCTGACGAACAAATTCTTCGCAGAAGATTTTCATCATCTTAGTTAACTTATAATCAGGTTCTTCTATATAAATATTGTGATACTCTTCTTTATTAGTAAGTAGAGTATCTAATGCTCCACCTACTACAAAGTAGTCTTTAACTTCCTCTTCTTCCTTTTTAGTAAACATTTTATGTCTAAAAAACTTAGGATGAGTAGAAAGATATCCTAAACTAGATTGAGATATGCTGGGATCTGCCCTGTATTCTTTCTCAGTTTTCATTTAGAATTTTGTTTTTTACAAACTCATCTAACTTCTTATTAACCTCATAAGATAACTCAATATCATAATCAGCAACATGAAGTCTCTCTTCAATTACTTTAATTTTTAATTCTTTAGCTACAGTGGATTGTTGGAAATTTTCCAATTTAGCTCTTTTATCTTGTAATACCCATGCAGATTTTTGCATCAAACATAAAGCAGGTCTATGGAAATAACTACCATAAAAATTGCAATTGTGATACTTGAAGAAGTTAAATAATTTATCTTGTTCAAATTCAGCATTGTAAGCAATTAGTTGGAATTTATCCTTTGGGTTATACTTATCCACAAATAACTCAAGCTCTTTACAAAACTTAGCAAACCCTTCTTTTTGGGTAAGCACATTTTTACTCTTGTTAATAACATGAAAATCCTTATTTACCTTGATTTTTTGACCATGGTCTGGTTTCATATTAATAACGAATCTTCTTTTAATACTACCTCCAGTAACAACAATTCCTGCAATCTGAATGATCGCATTATTGTTAGTTAGTCCAGTGGTTTCTATGTCGATATAAACCTGTTTTAAGGCCATTATTCGTTGTTTTTTCGAATGATCTCTCCTATTACATACATTACTTCCTTTTGGGTTGTAGGCATGTATAAATCCAATTTAATTGAGTTTTCTGCTAGGTACTTTTTGAATAATTTCCACTTCAATCTTGCTGTTGTAGTAAAATGACCTTTGCACTCAATAAGCCACCCAGTACCAGTAAAGTCTGGGGTGTAAGTAATCGCGGCTTGTCCTTGACGTTGTTGTATAAATGATTTTCCTATACGCTCTAAAGAAACTCCCTCGTACTTAAAGGAAGGTGTTATTACATACTTTACCTTTTCATACTCAAAAGGAAGTTTATTTAGAGTTAATTGTTCAGCACAAAAGCTTTCCAACTTAGATCTGAACTTTCCTGTCTTTTTTGCTCTCATCTTATAAAGATTTTAGTATAATTCTTCTGTAAAAGAAGTAGAATCATTCTTAAACTCTTCCATAGCATTGTTTACATGCTCAGAGTTTACAGAAGTTCTACCATTTAAAGCTCTATGTACAGCTTTTACATTATCATTTTTGTTCTTATCTCTAATAATATTCATATAACGTATGATACTATCAGTTACTTCTTTGTAAATATCCAACACTTTAGTTGGAGCATCTTCTCCAAAATTATCATATAACTGGCATATTACATCAGTTAATTTGATTTTATCCTTTCCTTCCAAAATTTTCTTAGAATACACATCTGCATAACGTACAATGGTATTACAAATTAATAACCACATAAGAGTTTTGTGGAAGTTAACTGTAGGACCATGTAGTCTAAATTCAACGGTACCACTAGAAAAGAAATAATTAACCAAATTCATGGCATAGTAACGAGTAGGACAATCCCACTGTCTATTCCATGGAGTGTATTTAGTTTGCTTATATATTTTTGGATTATTTTTTTTGTCTGGTTTTGCTCCACAAGTAATAAACGAGAATATCTCATTATAATGTCTCATAAGCTCTTTTTCATATTCTTCCTTACTCTTAGCTTTATACAAACTATTATCACCAATTCCTAAGTCAATTAATCTCTCTGAGTATTCTTTTTGTTTACCCATAATAGCTTGTTCATGACGTTTATAGAAAGGAACAAGATTAAATAATTCATCCTGAAGTCTATAAAATAATTGGTACAAGGCAAGGATAAACTCTTTTCTTTTAGGTAAAGATCCAATATGTACATGCATAGCACAAGAATGGTCAACTCTACATTGACTCATTAATCTTTTGCATACTTTCTTCAAAGATTCTAAACCTTTAGCACCTTTTAGAATAACTGTAGCATACTCGTACTGATCTCTACTACTTAGGGAGCCATCAACAACAGGAACAATACCACCAGGACCCAAAAAGCTTGTTTGTAAAGTTCCTTGACTAGTTTCAAATTCAACTCCAAAAGTAAGGTTACCTAATAATCTGGCAATGGTTCTTGACCTGAATGTACTCTTATATTTTGTTTCTTCGTAGATTTTTTGTATATCTACAAAAGCTTTATTGGCATCATCTGCATGATGCGTAGTTCTAATGTTGATTGCAAAAGTTCTTATAGAAGCTAACTTAGATAAAAATTCAGCAGGCTCTTTAGTTGGATGATAGAAATAATTACTTGATTTAGACGGCAAATATCCTAAAGAATATGCAATATCTTCATTCATAATAAATAATTCTTCATCTTCTTTCTTTTTTACAGCCGAAATGACTTGAACTGTCTTAAAATTGTTAAATAACATAGTACCTCGTTCTCCTTGAGAATTTATGATTCCGTATCTAACATTTTTAGAATTTTCATATTTTTGTGTTTCATCACAAAAGAGCACTTCTTCTCCAATAATAAAAGGTTGATCTTCTATATAAACTATAGCACCTTTTACTGCATTCTTTTCTTTGATTTTAACTTTAGGTAAGTTAGTTATAACTAACCTACCGTAAATTATGTCTGTTTTTAAATAGGTTCCACTCATTACTTAATGAAGAAAGCTTTTATTTTAGATGTTTCCTCATCTTCTAATTCCTCTATGTTAATAGAAGAACATGTATCACATCTCTCTAAATGATTTTGAGTTGTTACTGATCCACAATCATCACAAACTACAATATATTCTTTATCCTTAAAATCTTCTTGCTCTTCTTCTAAATATCTATTTATCTCGTCAATGTTATCAAGAACTTTTTGGAAAGCATTAGTACTGCATTTGTCATCACACATAGGACAATCACTTACAACAGTTCCTTTACATTTTAGACAATATTTTATATTATCAAAAGTAGCATAGGTTTCTTTAAAATGTTCTGTTCTTTCTTTAGTTAATACCTCAACTATCATTGACTCTTTAAAGATATATCCTCTGTTTACATAAGGCCAAATAACTAATCCATCTATTGGATCAGAATGGTTTAAAAGAGTAGTTGGTTTTATAAAAGTAAGGCAATCTTTTTTATCTTCTTTTCTGTTAAATAATCCTGACCAAATAGGAAAATTAGTAGAACTACGAAGTATTGTACCAGATACTGAACCTTCGTTTTTTATTTCGAAGATGTGTAAATCTTTTAAAGATCTTATGTTATTAATAAGTATTCCGCGATAGAAGTATAATTCTTTTGTTGCAACATTTACTGCAGGAGTCATATCTTCTACATCATAATAAGCATGCTTATCTTCTGATATAAAAATACCTCTTCCAGTTGTGTCAAAAGTAGTTATTCTATCCACTATTTCTACATCATTATAAGTAGATTTTTCTACACTGACATTTTCTCTAAGTTTTACTTTAGTATGTGCAATGTTACCATTATAATAATATAGTCCTTTACTAAAAACTAGCCTACCCTCTTGAATACTTCTAAACAACTCTTGTTGACTTAAACCATCAGAATTTAGAACTCCAGCGGAAAGAGTTTTAATTGTTTCTAATTCACTTTTTTTTATTTCGCTTGCTGAGCTGCCTACGCATCCGCTTCTGTTCTTTTTTGATAATCTATTATAAAAGTCTGAATCTTCTTCATGACCCAAGTATCTTGGAGCTGGTAAAGAAAATGAGTTAGTACTTTTAGTAGGATTTCTATCTACTTTGATAACTTCTACTATTTCTCCATCTTCTATTACAGTAATAGCATCCATAGCAAAATGATACGAATCAATCGTATTACTTTCTAGATATTTCTTTCTGTTAGGAAGAGTTAAAAATGCCTCGTCTAAAGGTTTATGTTCAGAAGAAATGTATATTCCTGCCTTAGTTTGTACATAGTGTAAAGGTCTTTCAGGAGTATTAACTTTTGAGTAAGTTTCTTTTCCTGCCCATACATAAACCTTGTTTGGTTCTTCTTTTATGTGCCATACCAAAGCTGCGCTACCCCTGTACATAGAAAGGAATTCTAAAGTTTCCTTTTCTCCTTGTGCAAAAATATTGAAGATAAGTACTGAGTCTGATGACCCATAGTCGAGAGACAATCCAAAATGTCTTTCTATTTCTGTTTCGTTAGTAATTGTTCCGTTATGAACTCCAATCACAGTTCGAGTAGGATTTTCTTCACTATTTTTTGCTATAATTGGGTGGGCATCAGATAATGTAACACCTCCACGAGAAGAAGATCTTGAGTGACCAATTACTATACATGGATTATAAAATTTTGGTTTTTTGCCTGCCCAAAATTTTCCTTCTTTTTCATAATGTTTATGAAAAGAAGATATATCAGTTCCTTTACCATCTACATTTTTAGCCCCTCTATGTACATATAGTAGTCTCTGATTATTTTCTCGTGTGGTATAAAAGACTCCAAAGTTATCTTTTCCTCTGGAGTCTTGTGCTAATAGTAGATAATTAAGAATTATTTCATTAAAAATTTCTCCTTTCTTACCTATAAAACCTGCGATTCCGCACATAGTTTATTATTAAATTTCTTTTCTCTTTTCTAAAATCATCTGTCTAAATGCTTTTTTCCATCTACTGAAAGATAAAACAGCATTTTCATCTCCCATTGATGGGGCAGTATTTATTTCTAGAATTGTCCAAGATCCAGATTCAGAATCCCACAACATATCTACAGCACCAAAATCAAGATTACAAGCCATACAAGCATCTAAGGCTAAACTAACAGCTTTGTCAACAGAACAAGATTTTCCTTTACGTGAAAATGTTCTTTCGAAATTTGCAGTAAAGTAGCTATTTCCCAAGGCAATATTTCTTCCAAAACTACCTGCATCTACAGCCTCTTGTTTCATTAATTTTCTTAGTACTATAATTTCTCCTTTGTAATTTATTTCTGAGACACCATTACTTTGAGGAGGATAATCAACTCTTTTCATCAAAAGCAGAGGAGACACTGACACACGATACTCGTAAGATTTGCTCATATCTGGTTGAAATACTTCTTCAATGAAATAAGTATTTAATTCTTCAGATTTTTTAGAAGAAATAAAAGTTGCCAATTCCTTAATATCGTTGATTACTGTCATTCCTTTTCCACCACTACCATAAATAAGTTTTGCAACACAAGGAAAGGCCAGTCTGAAGTTTTGAACTCCTGCAGCGCTTAATTTCAATTCTGCAAACATTTGGTACTTCGGTGTAGGCAAACCAGCATCAACTAAGAACTGTTTACATCTTACTTTATTTGATGCATTTTTAATTACATCAGGGTGATTTAAGATTACCCCACCATCTTTACGAACTAAGGCTACTTTTTCATAGCAGTTTTCTGTTCTACTACCTAAATTGATTAGAGTTTTATATGGAAATTTTCCTATAGGAAATCTTTCTTCTGGCTTCTCTTTATCTTTTTGAATTCGGAACTTATCTGCTGATGGGTTCTTGCTGATTACGTGAGGAGAAAATTGTTCGTTTAATTCAGTACTCATTATTCAGTTATTTTTTCTTGTTCAACCTCTTCTTTAAAATAATACTCATACGCTTTTGGAGCCTCTTGTTTTAGTCTTTCTTTCAAATCACTTGAGTATGTTTTGTAAACATTACCTACATAATCTCCCTTAGGATTTTTTGCTGCTTTTTGTTCAGCACTTGACCAAGGTGCTTCATAGAATTTAGCAATGATTGGCCCATCTTCTAGATTAATTCTAACTGCACAAGCTCTATATGCATCATATTTTACTCCTTCAAGAGCATCTGTCTCTGCATTAATTCTATCAAATTCATCTGTTACTTGAAATAAATCAAATACAGTAACGTGACTTGTATCTCCTGTAAATTCACAAGAAATTCCACGACTTTTTAGAAATCCAGGAAGTTCTAATGTAGCGATATGTTTTGTTCTTTTATTGAAACACCATGCCCAATTACCCATTCCAAGTCTTAATGTTCCATACACTAAGAAATAATTAGTTAAAAAGCTTTCTCCACTTTTCATTCTCAATATTCCTACTCTCTCCAATTCTTGTTTTTGATCCTTTGTAAGATCAGAAAAGTTCAATAGTTTTTGCATTTTCTTCAAAGATTAATCTAAAATCAATTACTTTTTCTACTCCTTTTGTAGCAGTAATTTGTTCATTAATTATAGATGTTAGAAAAAATTTTTTACTTGATGTAAGTTCGTCTGGATCTGGGTAAGTAATGACTAAATGCTTTTCATCGTTAACCAGATTTTTAATTATTTCATTAGGCCTTTCTTGAAAAGATAAAAATATTAAATTATCTAATTTATCTGAAATATTATGAATAACCATTTCAGTAAAATCTTTCCAAGTATTTCTGTGTGCCTGTATCATATCTCGTCTACCAGTAGATAATGTTGGTATAACATTCATAAGTAATACACCTTGAGAAGCTAAATGTTCAAGAGGATATTGCCATGAAGAATTTGGACTATACCACTCAATATCTAATTTTTCTCTCTCTGAGTCAATCTCTTGGAGAGTCTTGAAATATTCAGCAGCAGAATATGAATCTAATTCTATTTCTTCACTGCTTTTTAAATTTCTTGCTTCGTCTAATAATCTAGTAAGATACCTGTATTTTTTATTATACAAATCTGAACATACTCCGTGAAATTCACAGTATCTTATATGACTTATAAAATGATTTACTTCAGTAGGTAAAGCTAGTCCTCTTCTATAACTCATTCCTAAGCCATTATTTGCGTCTGATTGATCTATGTCTGGCATGTCAGTCAGTATTACCATCTTAAGATGCGGAGGCCCAAATAAATCAAATGGTGCAAATATATTATTGTATTCTGGAGTAACATTAGGATAAAGTTTTAATGCTTCAAATATCTTATACATCTCCTTAGAGGAAAGATAATTGTAAAAGAAGTCAAACCAATTTCTTAGTAATAACTTACCATAAACTCTATCCCAAAGCAACTCTTTTACTTTATTTTCTGCTTGTTTGTTCATCAAGCATTTGTTTTAATTTTTCTAACCCATTCTCTCTAACAAAATCAGAAGGATCTTTTGATTTGTCATCTATTACTTTTAATTTAATTACATCAGGAATTAATTTTAAAATCATCTCTGCGTAATTTTCTCCTGCTGAATCGTTATCGTATAATATATACTTTCTTTTATATCTCCCCATTATATCTAGTACTCGGTTGTTTGGACGAGCTCCTTCAGAATTTAAAGCAATAGCCTCGTATCCTAATAACCCTAGTACCATAATATCTTTCAAAGAAGAGGTTAAGATAATAGAGTCTGACTCATATCTTAATTGATCTTCTCCGTGAATATCATCTCTATTAGAATTTCCTATCCACTTGTTTTTCTTAAATCTAGTTAATGGACGATATATTTTTATATGATCTGACTTAGGAAAGTGATACCCAAAGATTGGATCTTCACCTAAATAAGTAGCATACAATTGTTTATCTATCCATACTTCTCGTATAGAGAATATATTAAATCTTTTTAACTCCTTTTCAGTAATTAAGAATTTGCTCCAGTACTGGAGGTCTTCTTTAGTATACTTTTGTATTTTTACCTGAATTAGCTTTTCCTTACGTTTTTTAGTTGTAGTATCTTTAACTTTAACAGGTTCTTGTGAATCTTTAAGATTCAAATTAAAGTCATTATTAAGCATTATTAATGCTTCTTTAAATGACATATTATATAATGAACAAACAAAATCAAAACAGTCTCCAGACTTTCCTGTAGAAAAATCATGAAACTTTAATTTTGAGTTTCCCTCAAAAAATACAAAAGAAGGATTCCTATCTTCTCTAAAAGGAGAGTTGTACTTCCTGCCTAGTACTATTTGTTGTCCAAAGTACTTTTCAAAAATAGAAAGGGGAGACACCCTTTCAAGTATCTCCCTCTTATCTAGATTCTTTTCTTCGTAATTCTTAGAATGGTAAATCATCATCCTCTGCATTGATAGTTCCGCTTCCTTTAGGAGCTTCATTTATTTTTGCTGGAGTACAACGATTTTCCAATTCCCACGCAGACATTTTAATTCTACACTCCTGTCCCTCAACTTGTTTTTGAATATAGTTAGGAAAAGTAGGAAATTGAGTAAATACACCATCTTTATCATAAATTACTTTAAGATAAACTGGTTGATTTTTAAAGTTTGTTTTCTCAATTCTTGCTTTCGCAATTGAACAAAATTCTCCAAATGAATTAGCATTGATCTCGGCATCTTTCTCAGATACAAAAGTTTTCAATATTTTCACTACATGAGATAACTTACTTTTAATCTCTCTTTCCAATGCTTGTTCAGGAGTTTCTCCATCAAATGGTTTTGGATTCGGATTAGGAAACCAAATTCTTTGATTCATAAAGGTATTATCCTCTTTTTTAACAAAAATAAATTCCATGTAATCTACATTAGCCTTTGTTTTTGCAATTTCAATTGATTCTAAGTTACAATTTGAGTGAATTCCAACTCCCATTTTGCTTCTTTTTGTAGAATCTTCTATAAGATCATTAACTGATTTAGTATTATAAATACTCATTTTTTAAAAATTTTTTAAAAATTATAAAATTATAAATTATCTAGGTCTGTTTCTGAGGAATTCCTCAAATCTATCTCTATTTGTAACTGCTTCTGTATTTAAAACTTCTCTAACTCCTGGATTTAATACTTCAACAGCATCAGGTTCATTCTCAGGTAAATCATCTATGATATCAGAAAAACTAGGAGGAATAGTAAAACTTGCTGCTACTTTTTCTTTTGAGTATCCTTTATCAATCATTTGATTAGGTGGTAACATAATCTTATGACCAAAAGTAAATGAAAGTCTATCTGATTTTACTACTGTAGGAGTTTTACTTACTTCCATAGATATTTCTTCTATTTCAGTATTTCTTATTACTCCTGATTCAAATAAAACTTCATCAATTACTTTTGAATACTCTGGATCCAAAAGAATAGCGCCAGTTTCTGTAATAGAAAATGGAATATCTGTTTCTTCTTCTGAAATAACTGCAAGTAAAAATAATCCTCTACTTTCAATTAATCTGAGTCTTGTGATTGCAATAGCTTCAGGATCAATACTAAGTAAATCCAATACATTTGGACTTAGGTAATATCTACCTTTCTTTTTGTTCAATTCTATCTTTCCTTTTACTCTCATACAGAATTCTACTGGAAAAGTATATCTATATAAAGAATTTGCTCCTCCTGTTGGTAATAGTACAGCATCTGCAGAATTTATTTTTACATCTGCTCCTAAAAACTTATGAGACATCTTTTCTTCCATAGAAAGATTACAGATATTACTATCAAATCCTACTACAGTACATAATAAAACTCTAGGATCTCGTATATCCTTAACTCTTAAAATTGTCCCTGCTGGTAATCCATTGTTAGTAGCTTTCTCCAATAATATTTGAATACTAGCTAAAATTCGATCTAACATTAATTATTGTTTTTAAAAATTTCATCTGGTTCTTTAGAGTGTTCAAACTCATCAATTCTCTTAATTACATAACCAAGATCATTAGGAATTTTTCTCTCAAAACATCCAAAAGGAGACCTTGCTGTCGTAGTTCCATCACTTTGAGTAATGAAATAATACTCAGGTTTCCCTTCATTAAACTCAATTTCAGTGTATAAAGTATATGTTAGTTTACCTTCTACATTTAAATTGGTTAATTTTGCTCCTCCACTTTTCATGCGATGTTTTACCACATGATTATCCTTCCACTCTTCTGTATGACCCAAGAACACTATGTACAAGTCTTCTCTTAATACTTCAGATTGAGTTAATTTGAATAACTCATAAATGTCTGCAGCATAGTCAATCCATTTATCATAAGCTTTTTTCTTAATCTCTGCCATCTCTTTATCACTCATAATAGAAGAAATAGTATCAATTAAGATTACTTTAACATGTGGTGCCTTATCACTAATTACTTGAATATATTTTGCAATATCCAAAGCATTAGAAGACACAATGTAATTTTTATTTTCAGCATTATACACCTCTCTCCAACCTTTAAACGGCATACTCTTTTTGTCAGAGTTGATGTAAACCGTAGATTTTGGATTTAAAGTTCCAGCTGAAAAAGTTTTACCTGAACCACAAGGACCCAGTACTAAGATACCTACTGCCATATAAGACAAATTTTTAAACAGTTACTAAATTTAATTTATAATCTTTAATCAACATCTCCACAATCTCCATATCACGGCCATCAATAGCCATTTTTACTTTGCGGAAATCAATAGGTTCATTGCTATTAAAGTGTTCTGCAGCTCTTTGAACAGAATCCCATACCCAAGCAATTAATTTAGGTTCGAATACCCAGAAATTTGATAATACACGATACTCACAGCCATAAGGCTTATAACGGAAAGAACCAGATTTGCCGTACAATTTTCTACGTTCTACGTCTTTATCTAGTACTAGGGAAGGGACACCAAGATACAAGTCCAGTAATTTAATGAATTTTCTCATCAATAATTTAGGCATATCTTTACCTCCCTCGATACCAATATGAACATGGCCTCCACAAGTACGGAAGTTAGTGGTTTTCGCAGAATCACTAATTTCATTTAATTTACCTGTGTAAGCATCAACATCAGGATCACATCCAAAGGTACGTGCTTGTTCAGTATCAAGATACTTAGGATCAAAGTAAGCTGAGGCAGCTTTACTCAAGGATAATTCATACTCTTTTGGAAATGCTTTTGGCAAGTACTCTATACTATTTGTAATATTATTTACAAACATTTCTTTGCTAGTACAAGGTGCAGTTGTAATTTCTACTGCAACGTTATCTTCTTGAATCGATAGTCCTTCTATTCCTGATTCTTTTAAAGGTTTTGGAACCTCTTTTGTTCCTCCAATAATTCCACAAGATGGGTAGAATATACCATCACGAGTAATAAAGAACTCAGGATCAGACCCTAAGCTTAAAATGTTGATTTTAAAATCTTTTTTTTCCATTAGATTTCTAGAAATTTCATGCTTCTGATTACCTCATCTAGTTTTCCTTCCTTATCTTTTTTGTTAAAGTAAAGTACTATTTGATCACCATATAGTACATTATCATTATCCAATGGTATTCCTTCAATGTGATCTTTCTTTATCTCTACCATTTTCTTCCACATAAAATCAGAAATATTAGCACTGAACATTTTGTTAAATTCCTCTCTGGTAATCTTTTTTGAGATTATAGGAACACTAACAATTTGTGTCCAAACTGCGTTAAGATTTTTACCTTGAACATAATCATTATGAAGGCTAGAATAAGATTTTATGCCACACAATTCTGTAACATTAGAATAAGATATTTCTTCTCCATCATCATCCTCTTCAAAGCTATCACAATCATTTTGTCTAAATATGTTGGGAACTACATAAAATCCATAGTATGGATCATATGCTTTACCTGCACCAAACATGTGTCCTGCCCAAAACAACTCAAGAGGCCTCAATTTTGGATACTTATTCGCCAATTCAACAGTCTTCATGTAAATTGAATTACTTAAAGGACTATAAAAATAACGAATAAATGAAAGTGTTCCTAATCCATGTTTAGGAGAGACTAAATCTCTAGTATCCCAACTAACAACAAAACAATCTGTAATGTTTTTAGTCCATGAAGGAAGATTTTTTAAGTTCTTTTCTTTATAGAAGTTTGTGGGAGTAAATACTCCTAAAAACTCTGTTCTAATTCCAATAGTTTTTCCAAATTGTATCCAAGCTTTTAAATCTTCTTGAATTTTACTTACTTCTTCTTTTGTTGGATTATCATTTTTCTTTCCCCAAAAGTCAGTTGGGATAAACATGAAAGCAATGTCCTCAGCTATAATATTAGAAGAGGAATAAGTACTATCCTGACTACATCCAGCCTCTCTTCTCGTTCTGGAATGTCCAGAATACACATTGTTTCTAAATTGAATGATATCAAAATTCCCATTGTTGGAATTTATCATCTTATCATTAATACTTTTGTATTCTTTCGATATTGGTTTAATCTTAGTTTGATTCATCAATAGACGAATTTTTAAAGTTATCCAACATCATAAGTACTTTTGGTATACCAGTTCTTTGTTTTAATAAATGAAAATATATCATTGCCTGAGTCTTATCCTTAGGATTCCATACAGGAAATCCCTTTGGATAATCTGGTAATGGCTTTCCATAATTAACCAAACCTAATAAGGCTGGTTTATGAATAACCAAAACATAATCAGAACACATAAATATATCACTTGATCCAAACAAATCATTTCGTGTAGGGAAATGTAAATCAGAATTTAAGATTCTCTCAGGAGTTTCTATATTTCTGTTTAACTGAGACAACAATATTATAAGAATGGGAATACCCATTTTTATAAACTGCTTCTTTAAATCTACCATCGTACGATATAATATTGCAACTATATTCCTCTCGTCTTGTCCTGTCTTACCTTTTGTAAGAAGAACGTGATCAATTGTTATAATTAATCCCCTTTTTCTTTTTTGAATTTCTTGTTTGTCTACAAAAGATAAAATTGTATTAACAATTTGTTCTATTGTACCTGTGTTCTCTACATTGTAAATAGGATATTTACGCATGGAATTAGCCGCTATTTCAGCAAATTTTAGATGTTTCTCCGAAATTTGTTCTTTTGATGAGAGTAAATCGGATACTGACATCTTAGTTTTACCAGAAATATTCCGTAAAACTTGCTCTGAACTTGGCATTTCAAACTCAAAAGATAGTATATCAAACTCTTGTTCAGGGTTTAAATCTATTAACTCTCGTTTAAGCTGCTCACAATACGTTGATTTACCAGAACCTGACATAGCTGCAATAGTAAATATTCTATTCCATTCAATCCCGTTTAAGAGACTATTGTTAACCTTTTTAGATCCAGTTAATAAACTCTTAATCTCTCCCTCTCGCCTACCTTTTATATAGGCGAGAGCTGAGTTAATCGCAGAATTTATATGACTATATTCTAAAGTATTATTCGAAGACTGTTCTGTCATCATCTAAATTATTAGATTCATTCTTTAATTCACTAATATATCCCTCATAAATACCTTTACTTAACCATGAAGTAATTGCTTGCATATACTTAAACTGATTTTCCAATATAGACGAATCTTGTTTGGCTTTTATATCAGCTAATAACGCTTGCTTGAGATCATAGTAAGTAATTTCTCCTCTTTCAAGAATTTCCTTAAATAATTTAAAAGACTTAATCTTGTTTACTCGTAGAGAACGAGTTCTTTCCCAATGTCTAAATTTATCAGATGCTGGGTATAAATTCCAAAATTCAGTAAACCACTTGTACCACTCCTCAAGTTTCTCTTGTGAGTTCAAAGGTTTCTTAACTGTTTTTGGTAAAAGCTTTTGATTTAGGAGTTTTAATCCTAATTCTGTAATTTTATAATCTGAGGTTATAAACCCTCTTCTAATTAAGAACTGAAAAGTAACAGTTCTATCTTCTTTTAAATCCCTATACCATTGTTCTTTATCATTATCTAAACAAAAAAGAACAAAATATTGTGTTAGGGAAACATTATTCTTTTTTAAAGAATCTATAATTGATTCGTTAATCTCCATATAATTTCATACAGTTTTAAGTACGCAAAATTATAACTATATTCCTTCACTTCTCCTCCTTCAACTAAAGTATTAGTTTTCTTATCATACACTTGTACAAAGATTTCCTTTTCTTTGGTGCTTATTATATTACCCTCGTACTCATCTGTTTCATATATTGTTTTAATATTACCAAACAGATCAGGTATGGTCGCAATTTTAGAAATCTTCATGCATGTATGAGATTACTTTTTCCAATCCTTCACAGTATAAATTAATGTATGATTCAGATTGTTTTGCAAATAGTGCTCCTTCTTTTCTAGCTATTTCATATAATTCTAAAACCCAAGTATCATTTTCAAAAGATTTTCTATAAAAGAACAACAAATATCTTCTGGATACTAAGAAACTTTTAGACATCCAAATATCATTGATTTCTTCTACATTCATATGTATCATTTTCTTCTTGCAATGATAATACTTTTAAATAAGCGTAAAGAAACGCCTCATTTCTAGAATCGTATAAAACTTCATGCTCTTTACAATCATACGTATAATGTAGGTCAGAATAATAAATTGTATAGGTCCAACCAAATAGACCAACTTCACTAGTTTCTCCAAAGATTAAGTTTATTTCGCAGTTATAATTAATCCCATTTTCACCTTTAGTTAGTCTTATCATTTTTAATTAGCTCTTTCTAGGTTGTAATCCCATAGCTTTTAACTGTGCCTCTACCTTTTTCATTTCTTCCTCTACTTTCCCCATGATTGTAATCCTTTTATTTAAATCCTCTTCTTGAGCTTTATTTTTGTATAAAGTTCTTATAGCTGACATAGAACTTGAAAGCACTGGACCAATTTCTTTCTCAAATTTCTGTTGGTTTGCTGATTTAATAGCTTTCGCAATTTTTTCCTTATCTAATCCTCTGTTATTAAATAATACTCCATAGAATTCATCTACATCAGTAATATCATAGATAGCCTTTCCAGAAGAGCTTTTTGGAACATCTTTTCCTGGTTGTGCAGGATTAGAAGCTGGATTGTTAGTAGAGTTATTAGAGTTATTACTGTTAGTGTTATTACTTCCAGAAGGTACTGTACCATCCTTTTTAAGTTTATTTAAATCAGCTTCATTCTTTTTAAGAATATTTGCTTTTTCTTGATTTACCCTTGCTTCCTCTAATAATTTTTCACGAGTTTCTAACTGTGCTTTTTCCATCTTATTGTAGCTTTCAGCATCCTTAAGCATCTGTAAATCTCTTGAATTATCAGGCTTATAAGAATCCAAATCTACTTGTGCATTGGTAAATACACCTAACAAGATATCTAAGAAAAAACATGATCCTGTAACAACTACACAAAAAGCAATACTTACATCCTCCATACCCTTCATACTTAATGACTTAAGCACTTCAGGATTTTGGAATGCAATAGTACAGAAAAATAAAGTAAGTCCATGTGTAAGAATAGAAGTAGAAATACATAATATCCAAATGGCTAAATGTTTATTTCTTCCTCCTTCTAAATTAGATAAGTAATCTTTTTGAAAATTACCTAGTAATATTGGACTTGCTTTTACTGTTGCTATTTCTTTTCTCAGTTGTCTCCACCATACAAAATTTGGTGCAAACATAATACCAGCACCTAAAGCGATACCAGTATATAATAGAGCCTTATAATAACTCCCCTCAATTCTAGGAATAACTTGTGATACAAGAGAAGCCTCTTGAAAACAAGCTAAAATATTGAAACATAAAAGCATCAATGGCACAAAACCTAAGAAACCTGCTTCAACAAACATTGATAGAGTATTACCGAACTTGAATATGTCCGTACTCTTGTTACTTTTTAATGTTGACATAATAGTATATTTTTAATGATCCTTATTTAATTAGGTTTTCCTTTCTTAAATATTTCTCTTGCTTTATCTAAGTTTCTTTCTTCTATTATCTCTATAAATTGACTTTCTAAAATAAATTCAGAATTCCTGTATAAAAAATAAGACTCTTCTTCTAGCTTAAGAGCTATTATTTTATTAAAGAGTTCAACTTCTTTTTGACTTAACTCTTCTAAAGAAGCTAGATAAAGTTGGTCAAATTCTTCTTCTAAGTCTTCTAAATAGAAATTATTAGCAGTTAATATACCTTCTTCTATTAATCTTAGTACTTTTTCATTTTCTATTTCAACAAACATATTATTTTAATGATCCCAAACAGTACAAGGTCCACCTGACACTTCCATAGGAATTCTTTTGCAGAATACTTTCCCTGCTTTAAGCATACAATCGGTTAAGACTTTGTCTATTCTTTCAACTTCCTCGTCTTTTGCCATCACAACTATCTCATCATGTAGTACTAATATTATTTCTACCTTATCAAACAAATTATGTTCTAACAGATATTGATAAAATAGAACTAATGCAATTTTAGTCATACTAGCTGACAATCCTTGAATACGATAATTTTGGCTTATTCTTTCCATAATCCCTTTTAAGGTATAGAAATCAGACCAAATACTTCTATCAAGTTTAGCTTCTTTATTTATTCTTTGAATCTTCTTAAACTCTTCTATTTGCTTATTTAACTTAACAAATCTATCATATAATGGAAAATAACTTCTTCTCCTAGTTACAGGATCAATAATTATAAAACCATTATCTTTAATAAATTTATGTCCATTTTTAAAGTAAGCTTCCAACATAGGAAAAGATTCATAGTAATTGTCTATAATCTTTTGTGCCTCTTCTTCTGACACTTTTAACCCTTTAGCAATTTTATATGCTCCAGCACCATAAGATATGGCAAAATTAAGGGTTTTAGCATTTTGTCTAAGTCCAGTATTAGTTTTCTTATCTACATGTACATATTCTCCTCTAATACTTGAATAAACTTTTGATGCAGTTAATGAGTGAAGATCCCCAGTACCATTAACGAATTCGTTAATCATAGAAGATTCATTACTCAACTCCGCCAATACTCTACTTTCTTGACCACTATAATCCTTAACAACTAGTTTATATCCTTCAGGTGCTTCAAAACAAGTTCTATGTGCTTGATAAGTAGGATGAAAATCCTTATCCTTATATGAAGGAATCTGTTGCACATTAGGTTTTGAACTTGAAGATCTACCAGTATTTAAGATTTGCCAAAATGAACTGTGTACCCTTCCTGTTACAGAATTAATATTATCTTTTAACCATTTATTACCAAAAGCTTTACTTGCTTTAGCATATTTTTGGTATTCTAAGAATATTGGAATTATTGGAAATTGTTTTGCATATTGCTCAAGTTCTGGACCACCAATGGTATCCTTATAAAATTCCATTTCAATTCCATACTCTTCTTCTGCTTTCTTTGTTTTTTCTTTATCAATAATCTTAGTAGGGATACCAAGTTCACTAAAAACCTTAGCAACTTCTTTTGGAGAAGTCCACTTAATTGTACATTTAGGTACTTGATTGAATAGATTTTGTGGTATATAATACTTAGAAAATTTGTTATCAATAATATATTGATCTAATTGCTTAATTTTTTCTTGTGCAAATCTTTCATTAGCATCAGCAATTTCTTTCCATCTCTCTGTATTAACTGGCATACCAGTAAACTCCATCTCTCCCATTACTTTAACAACATTATTTTCTAGTCTTACAGCTACTAGAAGACCGTCTTTTTCAATAAGGTCTTGTTGAATGTCATTAATTAATTGAGGGTATATAACATCCCCTGCACCATATTTGATATGACGCTCCTCAAACTTTTCTTTACCAATTCTAGTAAACTCTAGACGAACTTCTTTTGGGAGTTCTATATCTAGATATTTCTTAGTTAAGTTAGCCAAAGAGAATCCAGAATGTTTAAGACCACAAGTAAGTACCATCTCTTGTATCATTACATCTACAAGATTTTGGATACGAACTCCGTAAGTACCTAAAAACATTTTATATTCAAATTTTAGGTTAGCCCCTATTTTTTCAGTACTAGGGTCGGTTATAAGATGTAGTATAGGAGTGATATCAAAATCTCTTACATCTATAATGTACTGTACATCTTTATTACCTACTTGAACCATTATAATCCTATCTTTATGAGGACATAGCCCAGTAGTCTCTGTATCTAAACAGAACTCTTTAGAATTCTTTAAAAATTCCTTAACCTCATCTAATGAAGCACTTGGTATATTAGGTATTTTATAACTACCTACAAATTTATAATTTAATTCCATGATCTTCACACATATCCTTGTACACTTGTAATTTATTATCTACTAAGTTATCAATAGTATTTTCAGTAGCTTTTTCTACATGCCACCTCATTTCTTCGAAAACTTCTTGTAGTAAATACTCTCGGTAATATTCTGTAAAATAAACCATAGCTTCTACAATTAAATTCTCTATTCCTGGACCAAAATCTGTTGCAGGATCAAAATCAATTTTATTACTTATATAATCTCTAAGATACTTTTTAGCAATTGCATGTGAATGCACGTTAACTTTACCCATATTTAAAATTCTGTTTGACTTGTATAAAAATCAATGTTTATCTTTCTTATAAAGTTCTTTATTATAAATCTCCTCCCACTCTTCCTGATCCTTGCTCCACTTCGCCGTTAACTGAGGAAATATTCTTCTTAGCCACCCGCTTTTTAATATATGGAAGTATTTTCTTTTCGACTTCGATTTCTTTAACTTCTTTCCCATTTTTCAACTCTAATTGATATTTACTAAATAGTTCTTCCTTAATATCCTGTTCTTTAGCTAAATATGCTAAATGTCTTAGACAGGCTACAATTCTATCATTTCTATAGAATGGATCTAATTCAGTACCTACGATTTGATTAGCAATACAATTAGGTAATAAATTATATAAAATTTGCCCTTTTCTTAAATGTGAATTTCTTGGATCAGTTCTTATTTTCCTCCATTCTTTTTTAATTTCGTTTAATTGCTTTGTATTCATTACCAATCAATTTCAAAACCTATTACTCTGTTCTCTACTGCGTAATCAAAAATCTTATCAATGATTTCATTAAGAGTTTTTTTGATTACAAAATCTTTATACCTTTTTCCTCTTGCAATTACAACTGTGTGTAAAAAGTTTTCACCTTTGTTAAATTCATTGTATTTAAATCTTTGAATAACATCTAAGAAAGAATATCTTTCGTGACGATTACCGTCAATACCGTTAATTAAATCATCTGTTATTATAACATGTTTATTCCAATTATACGGTGGAGGTCCGCTATTTTCTATTAGATTATACAGCTCTTGTTCCCAATCTTGAGCTACTCCAGTTAAAGTATCTTCATAATCGAATAGAGTATTCTCTTCTAATAGCTTTAGCTTTTGTACTTTACTAGTACTAGGGTCATTAAGAATAACTTCTATCCACTCTTCCTTTAAGGAATCAATTAATTCTTTGTAATTTTTGGTCATTATACCATTTTATAAATTGTAACACAGCCTTATAAACTGCTTCTAACGTTGTATCTTCTATTGCTCCTGCAACCATTTCAGTTGTTTCGGTATCGTTAATATAACAATGATTTTTTCTAATAACTAAATCATACCTATCTATTTTATAGATTTTATCTACAACTAACATAAGTAGGTTCCAATTCTCAAAGAATCTTAGATGTCCTAAAGGTACATTACCATAAGGACCTGTACGATACATATTAATACTTCTATCACTAGAGCGTAATATGTATGATTCTAACTCTAAAAAATTTACAATTAATAGAGACTCCTCTGTTTGTTCTTTTGTCATCCTTTAAAATATTTATAAATTCCCCAAATACAAAACCCACAGTATATAGCAAACATAAGTGCCATATCATAAAATTCCCGACTGATATTTAATGACATCCAGAATGTATTAGTTCCTAGCCATATCCAATAACTACAATGTTTTATGTAAGGATCTTTATCCATATTGAAGTAATACCCTAAAACTGTGAGTACTACTATTATTGGTACAACATTATCCATTTATACCCAAGCCCTCCCATTATGTGATAATACAATTACCTGACCTATACATCCTGATACTAGGTAAGTTAAAGTTAACCAACCATTTCCTTCTACTATTGATTTAATACCCAATGAAATAGACATTAACCAAGTGCTTGACAGAGCTAAATTAGAGATAACATTTTTTAGTATAGTCCCTGTCATTGTGTGTTGAATATTTAAAGTTCTAAATATAACAAATAAAACTTGTGATATTAGAACTGTTATATGTTCAATCATATTAATAGTGTGGTAAATAAACCTGTTCTTCTGTAGAAAGATTTGTTGCTATTACATACGTACCATATTCATATCCATCGAAACGATATACAATATCTTTATATAATATCAAATCTCCTTCTTTAATTTTATGCTCATCCTCAGGAAATTCTTTAATTTCAACTTCCTGATTATGTATAGTTATTATTCTCATTTTACCAAAATATTGTCTCTTCTTTTGTAACAAGATTTGATCCTACGGGAACAACTCCCATTTTACCTTTATCTTTATACCCTTCAAATTGATAGAGTTCTTCATCCTCTTCAAAGATAACTAAATCACCTACTTCAAGTGTATCCTTATCTGTAGGATACTCTTTTACTTCTACGATATTATTAAAATACCATATTTTTCTCATTATTCTACTATTAGAGTATCACCTATTCTATAACGTAAATCGCAATCAATAAGATATAAATAACCATAACCATAACATGATTCGATTAATACTTGATGGCAATTTTTATTGCCGTCTAATACATCTATATTAGTCACAACTAATTTACCTTTACTCGGAAAAATTTCATATTTTGTAAGATTAAAAATAATAAAAAATATGAAAAGAACTACAGATAGGAATAAAAACAAATAATATTTAGTGTCATACATCTTTAAATCTTCCAATTTTCGTATCTTAATTGATACGTTAAGTCTTCCTCATCTTTCAATTGTATCTTTTGAGAGAATTGTTCTCCGTTAAGATACATAATCTCTTTTGTCTGTGGAATCCACACCATTTTGTGCCATTTATCATCAATTAAAGCCACAATAAGCGATCTTGAGTTGGGCAGTGGATGTTGGAGTCGATTTCTTATGTTAACTGCGTTATAACCCATTTAAAAGCATTCTATACCATTAATAGTAATAAAAGAATCTACTAAGAAGCTAGGCAAGCTTTTGTCTCTGTGCTGTACAATTGAGTACCAACCAGAAGGAACATTACCAATACGATAAGGATAGGCTATCTCCTTAACTATTTCTGAATCAATAGTAAGTTTATACCCAGTACCTTTTTCTGTTAGTTCCTTTATCTTTAATCTTGCTCTACGAGGCGCCCATACCTCTTGTTTGTTTGAGGGCATTTCTTTACGAATAAAGGTTTGCTCGGTGTTAGGTTCATCAACAAATTCGATAAACTGAGCCTTTCCAAGCAAACCTATTTCATTCATAATATCTTCATATAAGGGTATGAGAGACCCTTGTACTGGAAGATTACTTGATTTAAAAGTCAATTTTCATTAGTTCAAATTTAACTAATCTACTCTTTTCTTTACTTCTGGATATGCGGGCAACTAATTGTCCATTATCTATCCAATATCCATCAATACTTTCAGAAGCTATCATTGCTTCAGATCCTTTAAGTTGGTTCTTTACAAGAGTTTCTAAAAGATCTTCAAAATCTGTATATTTTCTATGTTCGCTTAATTCTTCACTCATCTTCAAAAATATCTAAATTCTCTCTTATAAAGTCTACATCAAGTACTCCTGATGTTTCTCCCCATCTTACTATTTCTGATCTTTGATCATCTCCGAACATTCTTCTAAGAAATTCAAATTCTTCTTGACTAATATTAGGTCTTTGATCTAGAATATCTCCAAGATACTCTTCTTTATTTTTGTACTCTATATCTTGATTAGTGCCTATTCCTATTGTTAAAGGAAATTCGACATCTTTCAAAAGTACGTTAATCTCTTCTACAGTTCTTTCAAAGACACCATCAGTCATTGCAATGAATCCATATGTATCCATTTCATCTGCCCAATTCCCTTGTATTTGGATTAATCTTGGCATTTTTAGTTTTTATCTACTGTAACATCTTTGCCACAGTTAGGACAAACAATGTAGTAAGTTAAAGTATTATGTTCTGCTCCTTTACGAGATAATGTAAGTACAAGTTTAGGTTCATCTTCTCTATAACCTATAACTGCACCACAATACTCATGTTTTACTTCTTTTTCTTTACTTGTATCAATGCTTATTAATCTTGGCATAAATTAGAGTCAAATTTAAAAGGTAAATCTTTATTATAGCGTACTATTAACTTTTCCGTTCTTATTTCTGAACTAAAAGGCAAAATAGAAGAAAAATCAAATTCCTTTTCAACTAATATTACCAATTCAATACCGAATATGGTACTCGGTTTATCTTTAATTAACTCTTTAAGAGTCTCAAATAATTCTGGATAATTATCCTTTGTAATAGTCATAACTATAAAAATTTTTTATTTTTTATACCCGATATAAGCTAAAAATGCATCGGAAGGTTTAACCTTATGCTTTAAAACATAATGTTCCGCAAAATCACCAGGCCATCTAAATTCATCAGAAAAATACTCCTCACAACCTAAGAAAGATCTATCTATTCTTGAATGAGATAATCCTCTATATACTAGCCTAGTTACACTTTCATCTTCTTCCTTTAGTTTTATAAGTCTATAAATCTCTTTAGCTTCTTCTTCAGTAATCTGATTTGGAATAGGCATAGGAAATTGTGTTTGATACTTAGACCACCAAAAACCTTCCTTTGGAATATTTTCCTGTCTTTCTCTTTCCTTAATTAATTTTTCTTCTATTTCTTTAAAATCCATAGATTAAATATTTTTAAGTCTATAAAACTCATGTCTACCAGTCCAAGCAATATTTTTTCTATCAAATATACCTCTAGGATTGTTTAAATTCCAAGAGATAGGATGAGATTCAAAAGCTTGAACATCGTGTGTAATAGCCTCATCTATGTGTGCTGGAATAGATCCAAAGAAGACATCTAAAGCTCTTTGTACAAGCTCTACGTCCATTGGATTATCCCAAGAAAAAGTAAAACCTGGAACACGCTGTCCTGAGAGAACACGTGATATTGTTTGAGAATTATTAATTCTCCTATTATAAAAGTATTCAGAGAATGTTACGCCTTCTTGGAGCATACGATTTTTCATAACTTTCATAACGGCCCAATTATCATCATCTAAGTTTCCTGATTGAGTTTTTACATACTTAATAAATAACTCTAAATCTTGACGAGATTTAAATAAATCCGAAGCTGCTACATACATAGTATCTTTCGGAATAACAATGGTATCAGGTTTAAATACCATTACTGGACAATCATTTACAAAATTAATTTGTGGTTGGTAAATGTATTTACCTGCAGAAAATGATAATAAACAAATTAAAATTGACCATAGTACATTTTTCATATAAGATTATTAAAAATTATTAATTCTTTAACGAAGTATCTTCAACTACTTGAAGCCAAGTTTCCTCAACTATAGAATTGAATTTATCTTTGTTAAAGTTTCCCTTCTTCTCAAAAGAATATTTTCTAGCATTATAATAGGCTATCAAATTTGGATTTGAGATAATTTCGTAAAAATACGAAAAAGAAGGCTCTTTTTCCAATATGGAAATTAGGGTAGTTTTTTCAGCGTACTGAATTAATTGTTGTAATATCAAAATCCAATTACGAATCTTATTGAAATTTGTGGAAGATTGATGCTTTCTAAACTCAATTGTAACACGATCTATTTTGGTTCTTACTGACCAATACTTTTTGGTTTCAACCTTTATTGCATTATCAAAAGAAAGATTTTTAATTGTATTACAGTTAACATTATTAAGCCTACTACTAGCTAAAATCAAGTCAAGAAATGGTTCAAATAATCTGTATGTTGTATAAACTTTTTTAAGCATTTCTTTATCCATTCCCTCAGTACCAAAATGAATATGTAATCCACAAGTTTTATTTGTTTTAAACATGTTGTGTTTACCGTCCATTACTTCACCATCTCTAATAAGCTCTAATATCTTTTCCAAGGAGTCTAAGGATCTAAGGGGAGGAGATACAATCTCCATCCCTTTTTCACCATTTTGACCTTTAAACCCTTTAACTGTACCATCAGTTGTTAAAGTCCAATTATTAACTCCTGTCAATGATTGTTCTTGCCAACTTCTAAATGAAATATCTACTCCATTTTGCTTTAAAGTATTTAAAAGAGAACTATACCCTAAAGTTGAATAACCCTCTAATTCTACTCCTACAGAGTATTTTAGTTTAGGATACCCAGATTTATTTACTTCTTCTTTTAAAGCTTTTGCAGAAATGTTTAATTGATTAGATATTTGTTCAAGGGTTAATCCTTTGAAAAGAAGGTTTTTAATCTTCTCTTTCATACCTGTAATGTTGTAGCTATATTTTTTGTTTTTGGTGGATCGTTGGTAACGACCTTTACTTTTACTCCATTGTCATCATCTTCTAATAACCAATTAATGATTACATGAGAAACCTCACATCCTCTTGTAAAAGAAGATAATGAAATCCACATGCTTTCAGGATGCCACTGTACTCCCGCAATCTTTTTAGATGAATGCATAAACGCCTCGATGTGGCTAATTCTCTTGTTAATGTCTGTAAACTTTCTGTCATAAAAACGTTTTAATAGTCCTGGAGAACTACTAGGACTAGATGATGCTTCCCAAAGATTATTTATATTATCCTGAGTTTTTAGATAACTATCATCCATAACCCCTAACGCAATTGGAATTAAACATTCTGCAAGTTGAAAGGGTCTTATGAATTGATGATGTCTAGAATTAACCTCAGTACTAAATGGTCTTTTGATCTTTAGGAATTTAGAATCATTAACAGTATAAAGTCCCAATTGTTCGTTGTACACCGCAATTGGATGCAAACCAGCAAGAGAATGATTAGGACCATCAGGCGTTAAACCTCCCCCAAGACAAACATTAAGAGCCTGAGCCCCTAAACATATGCCAAAAATGGGAACACCAGCGTCAATCCATTTATTAAGAAAGTGTTTATAAAATTGACTATACATTGGATTTGATGGGCCATTACCAACAACCAAATCTTTACCATCACTAGTAAAAGATGTATCCAAATCAGCCCCTCCTTGTAAGACCAAAAGATCTATTTTAGCGTAATCAGAGGGTAATGTGTTTGGCATAATACATACTACTTTTCCATATTGAGAAAACAATTTTGCATATTGCTCTTCAATACCAATCGTTATGCCTTTATAGCCTTCCGCATTATTTGACTGAGTGGCTAATATGCCAATGATTTTTTGACTCATAAAACTCTATTTTATTGTATTATTTCTAATTGTTCTTTTCTTTCTTCCCTTATTTTCTGAGCTTTAACTAACTCTCCAAAGACATAATTAAAGTCTTTATCTTCTAGGTTCTTAAAGACTACATTTAAGTGCAACCCTTTATCTCTAGCCAGTTCTACTGCTCTGTGGATGAGATTAATCAACATTCTGTTATTCATTTGACTCAACATACGTTGAAAATTCATCTCACTTTTTGCAGTATTGATAATCATTAATCCTTTTTGAGTAGGATTGATGAATTCATCTTCTGTAACCACTAGCAATTTTCTTTGTACTAGTGATTTTAAATTTTCTTGCATATTATCTGGAATATCAGATAACTCTGCTCCAGCTTTGTCGCAAATTATTGCGAGTAGGCTTAATTCTCGTACAGTCATAATAAAAATAATTTTATTGTTTTTTAGATTCCTTTTTCTCTTCAAACCATTCTTCTACGTTCATCTCAACAAACAATTTTTTATTAGACGCAAATGCAATACTTACTGCTTCTGCAGACAGTAAAGTTGTTTTAATACCCTCGACCTTAATAATAAGGTCTAGGTGAACGCTTTCTTGATCTAAGTAAACTCCATAAATAGTAACCATAGAGTTTTTCATCTCAGATATATAACTACCTAATAATAAAACTCCACCACTATTTATTCTAATTTCTTCTATACTATTAAAGACATATCCTTGATCGAATATCTTTAGTATTACTTTTTCCACAGAACCTAATTCAAATTTCTTTGGATAAGTTCTTATACAACTCAACTTTCCTGTATACCAATAAAATAAATTAGATACAGAGGTAAAGTAAACTCCATTTATCTTATCTAAATAAGAAAAAGGTATTACAGGAATATCTGTAGCTACCTTTTCCTTGTTATTTTCAAAATAGTTTATTCCCCCTAAGAGGAATAATCTAATCAACCGAAGTATCTCCCGAATTTTCTGCATTTTTTTCAATGAAATCGTTATCCACAAGGATTAGATTAGGCTTATTATCTTCTAAAGCCGATCTAATTTTTGCTGCAATTGCAGCAGGATCTTTTAAACTATCTATTTCGTATTTTACCAAGCTATTTCCGTAAAATTCTATAGAATTTTCTCTTGTGATAAAATGTTTGATTCTGCACATTCTCAAAGGAAAATCTTTTCTTGGGATGTGTACCAAAAGATTAGTTCTTTCGTTCTCTAGGTTGTCTATAATAGTCTTGTTACCTAATACTGTAACTTCTACTTTCTTCTTTTTCATAGTAAGAATTTTTTTTAAAATGATTTAATAAATTATGCAGATTTAGTTAAGAATCTGCTTTCAATGTAATATAGATTACCATTAAACATTTGTACCATAATATTTCCATCTTTTTTGATGTCATATACAGTTCCAGAATATTCGCTAGTTTTAAAAACAGTCCCGTCTTTTATTATATTGTTTATAGTAGGAATAGGTTCTGCTAATTTCACAAAATCTCTTCTTAATTGAAGAGTTGGAAATTTTGCTTTTATCCCACTATAAACCCATACTCCTTCTTTTATATCTAACTTTCTATGGTATTCGATACCATTTTCAACAATGATTACCCCATCATTCTCTTGAAATTTTCCATACTCAAACCCGAATAAATTAGCACTTACAGAAATAATAGTTGTTAACTTTATGTTTTCTTGTATTGCTTTTATAGGTAAGGCATATGGAAGTAGATGGAGCAAATGCTTTTTTGGATTGTAATTAGAAATAATGACCTCAGGAACAATCCATTCCACGAGGTCATTTATTTCGAAAGACATTTGTATTACGACAATGTTACTTTAAACAAGTTTCTTGCCTTGTCAAAAGCAACAATGTTAAGCTCGTCAATAGCCTCAGCTGCAAGCTCTTCCGCCGATTTGAAATCTTCGTCAAAACTATATGGATTCAATTTTTTATTGATATGACTGATAACTAGCATTGGCGTTTGATATGACACTTTTTGGCCTTCAACCTCTTCAGAGTCCATTTCCTCTATTATTTTCGCGGCTGAATTAGCTACATTATTGGCATCAATTTCGGCTTGACGAACAGCTTCCAAAGTTTCTCTATACGTATAAACAATTTCGTCTTCATATGAATGTAATTTGAACTTATCAATTTTCTTTTTGATAAGCTCTTCCTGTACTTTCGTAAATTGACGATTTTCTGGAAAAACAGCTTTGAATATCTCGTTGTATTGTCCCTCCTCAGTACCTTCAGCATAGATGAGTAAACCCACAGTATTTCTATCTCTGTCTTTACTGATAGAAATTTTGGACTTAGTATCAGCTTTTTCAATAGGTACACACTCAGCGTAGTTCCTATCATCCGATTCGTAATACTCTACGTGCCAGTATTCTCCAGGAACCATATTCTTTAGATTTTCGCAATTTTGGTTTACAATAAGTCTTAGTGACTTTCTTTTTCCTTCTTTATTTTCAAGTACTCGAAATGCAGTCATAGAGTCTATTCCTCTGCGTTCATTGTGCTGCAAGTTAAATTGAAACACACCGTACTTCTTTGTAAACTCTTTTTTAGCTTTTGGTTGAGATTTAATGTTGTTCTCCATAATTTTAATGAGATTTTATTACAAACCATGTTTCTGTTCTCTGAAATAAGTATGGAGATTCTGGCAAAATTAATGCAGAGTCACCATTCTTTTTTCTTTTCTCTTCTATAATTTCTGATAACAAGTCGTTACCAAGAAAATAGTCTAATCTTACTGAATGTGTATATGGGGTATTAAGATTTACATCTTCTGGTGACTTAAACTGGTTTAGATAATATATACCCTCATAGTTTAACTCATCTATGTCTCTTGTACTAGTTTTTTTGAAATCTCTAAAATGGTCTGGTCTAATCCAAAGTCCATCCCAATTGATTGCAAATAATATAATATAAGAATCAGTAAGTTCTCCCATAACACACCAAAAGTAAACTGGACGTACAATATCTGCATCAATCAGAATATTATAATCTTTGTTAACTTTTGTTACTAAATTAAATAGTGCGTTTTCTTTTCTTTTACAAAAAGGCACTACTAACTTCTTTTTTTCTAGATCTACTATTTCAATTATCTTTCCATCGTAAGATATTGATGGTGTGTATTTTATTCCAAATATTTTTCCACTAGATGGAAATTGATACATAGAATAATTAAAGTTTGTTACATGATCTAGATTTATTGTATTATCTAAGCAGTCCTTAGCCGCCTGTAAATCGCGGTAAGTTCTGCTTAGAAAATTAACTTTTTTTGACACCTAAATTACGTGGTCCACAGATTTGTCTGTTCCCATTCTTACCTGCCGATAGGAGCAAGGATCTAGGATAACCATATGGCGAACCGATTTAGATTCAAAAGAATGAAACGTAATATATTTAGTGGAATCAGTAGTAGTATTGACTTGCATCACTTGTGTTCGATAACACAGATCACACAATCCATTACCAGGCTCTGTTTCCATACAAATTTCGTATTCGTAGCCAGCATGACATCTATAAACACCATCTGCTAAATGTTCACTTTCTTGCGGAGGACTTTGATAATCTTGATTTTGTGTTGTGGCAACTGGACCATCATAAGTCATAATATCAGTACAAGATAAAAGCGAAAAAAGAATGGAGAAGAGGAACATCACTCCTACTCCATAAGAAATAAATTTTCTCATGTTTTTAAATTTTTAAATAATAATTAATAAAGTTTTTCAAAAAGTTAAATGGGTTCAGGGTCTAGTGCTACGAATAGCTATTAGCCCTCGAAATGCTCTTGCAAAGCGCGTTTAGTTTTGCGACCACGCTCTAATTTTTTGTTCACTATTTTTTTATATTTTTGTTGGCGCTTTTTGATTTGACGTTTTTCAGTTTTTTCAACGTTATCTTCCGCCAATTTTGCTTCAACAGCA